ATCCCTTAATCCTCAACAAAAGGAACAAAGTTCCGCTTCCTATTACGATACCGACAACATCGGCTACTATATCCCACCAATCCCACTTGTTACCGGATGCCTTTGAATCTCCGTACTCCTTGCCCAAACCCAAACCGAGAGCAAAGAAAGCACCGATCAAGATGCAGTGCCATCCAAGCGGAAGGAAACATGCACCAAGTACAAGCGTTGCTACTGCACAGACAAGTGCGTGTATGATCTTATCTTCACCAATTCAGTCTCTCCTTCACCTCGGTCTTAACGGCTTCGGCTTCTGCATAATAGGCTTGGAATTCGGGAGACAGGGACACACCCGCCTCGTCGGCTAGTCTCTTTATCTCTTTCCGTAACAACGCCACTTCATCATTGAAGGGATGTTCTTTGCGTATCTTTGCGTCTATCTCCATAGGAGCGAGGTTGTTTTCTTTCAATAACCTGTCTCTGTTTGTCATGTATTAGCCTCCGTGTAGGGTTCGAATTTCTGATAAGCCTTGATGTAATCACCGCAATCTTGTGGAATGTGTATTTCAGCAGACAACCACCAAGAACCTTCTTTGTATTTGAGGACTGTGTATGTACCACTTGATGTCACAACAACATATTCACCGTCCTCGGTTGGTGTTCCTGTGTGCCATTTCTCGTTCATGTTTCTTCCTCCTTATACTGCGAGATAACCGACATCGAGACAGTTATCTATTACTGGTGTCTGTGTCTGTACTGTGTTGATAGTGCCACCACCTTCTGTGTAAATCGTATTTTTGGGGGCGGGTGATACTGACTCTGTTGTTGGGGTTGCGAGTTCTGCTATCAACGTTCCCGACGGTGGGGTTGTATCACTTCCGTTATGACATAGCATACTCTTGTCGCTGGACTGTCCGATGGCATAAAGCTTATTACCAAGAACAACCTCCGAACCTTTTACTATCTCATATTTAGCTGATACCCAATTCGGTACATAAGAACCACCAAAACCCTTCACGATATTTGTGAAGCTGTCTTTCTTCGTTCCGCTTGTCATCACCCAATAACTGCTGGAGTAAGTCCAGTCATAATCGGAAAGGTCTACCTGAACCATCTTCCTTACGATTCCACCTGTTTCGGGGGTGAGTTCATCGTCACTTTTCAGTGTCACGGAAGGGAGAGAGAGGGTGTCGTGGACATAGGGGTGGTAGGTGGTCTTGTCTGCGTAAGAGTTGAGACAGATTTGGATGTCGTGGTTGTAGGTTGTGCCGTTGTAGTAGAGCATTACCTTATGACACCATGACGGAGTTGTGAAGGTTGTATTCTGACCGCTAAAGTATCCAGTCTGATATTCGGACGATACCCAGTTGCCGTCAGCATCATAGCAACAGATTGTGGTGTTCGGATATTCGGTCTTTGTGTAGTAGGTTGTCAGAGGCTTGACCTCAATGAAGTTCTTGCTTCTGCATCTTAAGGAATCGGCTCGTTTCTGTCCGTCAAATACGTTAATATCTCCACTTTCCCATTCTTCATCCCATATATTCACTCCCACACTCTCCACTCCCTCTACTGTTGTGGAGACAAGAGAACCTGCGTCATAGGCATTGTACTGACCCAAGGCAGGTAATGCGGTCAGTGCATCTGCTACTGTTGATGGTTCGTTGCCACTGCCGAAGATGGTGGTGAGGTCACGAACAATTATGTTTCTTAAAGAGAAAGAACCTTGAATACCATCTTCTGATTGTGTTCTTGGATTGATTTCAGAGCTAGATGATACTGCCTCATATATGGTACTTATTGATTCCCAAGTGTTTACAACTGTAAGAAGGCGACCATAATTCCCAAATTTGAAAGCAGGAAACACATCATTTAATGTCTTATTTGAACATTTCATTTCACAAAGAACAAGATATTTGTGCCCGACTGTTGTGCTGACATTTTGTGAAAGCTGTGTGCCATATGTTTCAATACTTCCTGTGCCTGTTACTGTACATTCGTTGTTTGATACAGAAATAGAACCTCCATTAACAGACCAGTTAGTAGAACCATCAGCAAAATTCCCGTTCTTCACAAGCTGATTCCACGCTCTCGTCTTTCCCACAATCTTCTCTACAAGTCCATAAGAGGCTTTCCCTGTGGGTACTGCATTTGTTCCTCTGTACTGGACAGGAACATAGTCACCAGCCTTTTGTTCGAGGTTAGAGAGACGAGAATCGTGCTGGTTTATCTGCTGTTGGAGATTGCTGTCTGCGTTTGTTCTTGCTGTTGCTTCTGCACTTAGTTCTGTTTTCGTGGCATAGGTGGTTGGTATCGTATTTCCTTCTGCATCTTTCTCTGCTTTCTTTGCAACAGTAGTACCATCAATGAGTGCGGTTATGTCTGACTTCGGTGCAACCAACGCACCATCCATCTTCTCAAGTGTGTTTACTCCTGACTTCGGCTGAACCATGATGTTCACGCTACCGAGTGAGGTCTGCGTTGTAGAAAGATCGTTGATTGTTTTCTTCGTTTCGGACATATAATCCCCCTAAGATGATACTAACACTAGATATGGCGTTTATCAAGTCTTGCTATACGCTAAATATAGTGTTACTATCGAACTATGAGTACGATTCTGAAATTCACGGCAACAAGTCAGGCACGTAAGAGAAAGGACGGAATGTCTTTTACCGTGACCATAGAATCCAGTGACGGAAACACCTTCAGATACAACGAGACTTTCGAGACTACCTTATCTGCAAGGATGTACATAAACGCCACCGAAGTGACTGATGATCTTGAGGACTACCGATTCAGGTGGAAGAGGATGTCGAAGGACTCCACTGGTGATGCCGCCTGGAACGCACTGAGCAAGGCAATCGGACACAAGAGCGTACTCATAGGGAACGATGATGTCTACGGACGCAGCGTGTTTGTCTGTGAAGTGGACTTGGACGGATATGAATACGAAGGAGATTGAAGATGGCAAAGACTAGCACCAGTTTCACTATCATGGATTACACGGACGGATTGAGCCTGATTACAGGAATGGACTCCAACCTTCCGCTTACAAGTACCTATGATACCACCACGACAACGATTTACCCTGACTGGTCTACGACAAACCTTGTAGTTACTCCCAAGGCTTATATCGCAGGAGAAGTAAACCCCACTTCAATCATATCCAATCTTGTAACAGGTTCAGAGAAATGGTACTACCGCACACCATCGGACAATGACTGGGTGCAGATCACAAGCGGTTCAGGCGGATACACAATCAACTCAACCACTTGGGCTCTTACTGTAGCTTCAAACAAACTCACAGGTAGCAACTGGCAGATAATGTTCCGCTTCACTGCCAACTACCTTGATCCAACTCTTAATCTTGTCTTCCCTCTTGAGATTACTGCAACCTATTCTAGAGTCAACAACGGAACATCTTTCGTAGTAGCCCATGCCTACACTCCCAACGGAGACACATTCAAGAACGGAACGGCAGTAGATGAAATCAAGATAATCGCAGAGCTGATAAGAGGAACAACCCATGACCCATCGGATATTACCTATCTTTGGCAGAAGCTCAATACTTCGACTGGTAATTACGATGATCTGACTTCGGCTTATACCGGATACAATACCAACACGCTGAAACCGACTGCGGCTCAGGTCAACTCTCTTGCGGTTTACAGATGCAAACTCACCGATACAGATCCCACTTCAGACACATACAATCAGGTTTTCTACACAGAGGGTGTTTCCATCTACGATGTCACAGACCCTTATCAGGCTGTCATAGAATCAACCACTGGCTCTTACTTCAAGGGCGACACACAGACAACAAAGCTTATCTGTAGAGTCTTCCACAACGGAGCAGAGATTGATGCAACTGGTGGTAATCTCACCTACACATGGACAGCTACAGACAAGGACGGAAATGCCATTACCTCGTTCAATAACAACCCACCCTACACTTCGGTTACTTGGAGAGGACAGAGTATTTCATCTTCAACACATAAGGCTGTTGAAATCGCAAACAACCTTGTCGATGTAAAGGCAACATTCTACTGTGAGGTGAACTGATGGCAAAGGTTTCCGTCAGTTATACTATCGTCAGGATAGACGATGGCGTAGGTATAGCTTCTCAGGTTTTCTCCTACATGGCTACCGAGACAGGTGAAGTACCATCGGAGACTTCCGTATTCTGGACTGACTGGCAGACTGCTTATGCAGAGTTCGGTGAGTCCAAGAGATTCTTCTGGCAGAAGGATACCATAACCTACACTGACGGAACCACACAGACAGTAATAGTCAACTTCAACATCTATTCCAGTGGCGAGGTTGTTATCATCCAGTATTGTTACGGAGATGATACTGAACCTTTCGATGCAGATTACCTTATCGGAACAGACACATACGTGATCGGTGATTCCGAGTGTGTAATAGGAACGAACATTTGGACAGATGAAGAACTTCCTCAGGTTGCTGGTAAGTACATTTGGAGAAGAGAAGGCAAATACAATCCCGACACTGACCTCTTCCCTACTTCTTGGGTTGTTACTAGACTCACTGGTGATGCAGGTGAAAGCGGAGCTCCTGCCGAGGTTATTGATCTGACTCTATCCAGTCAGACATACGCACAGAACCTCAGGATTTCCAACGGACTTACCGATGTCAAGGCAAAAGTCTCGCTTCAGGGTTCATACACGGCTGGTACTCTTTCAGTCTTCTATGACAACAACGGAACACAGACTTCACTGGCATACATAACCAAGGTCAATTCAACTGCAAAGAATCCTGCCGTTTCATCAGTCAGTGTTGTGGATGGTGATGTTGTTACAATATCAATTCCCAATACTTACTCAAATCCTGTCAGCATATCACTGTCAAGCCTTATTCCTGCTGGACTCATAACCAAGGTTTGTAATCCGATTGATGAAACAGAGTATGACCATGACTTCGGAATAGTAACCAACGTCCCTGCTTCTTACCTTGATGAACACGGAAGAACATGCGGACTACTTGATGGTGATTACTTTGTGGCCGGATGTGATTTCGAAGGTGATACCTCAGCAACAGTCGTTACACCTCAGAGTGGTGATAATCCTAAGGAGCTTCACTGGGACGAAAGAACTGGAAGCGGTACTTCACAAGACCCATACGTATACACCGAAACAACCGATACAACAGTTACATCAGGAAAGACGTATTACACAGTCAAGTACAAGAAGGGTGTTCCATTCATATACTCAAGCAGTGCCTGGGCAACAATGACGGCAACGGCTCCAAACGCTTCAAGGATGCTCAATGCCTTGGCTAACGTACTCACCGATCCTACTGTCCAGCCTAGCATCGGAGCACTGTACGCTTGGATAGAGAATCTTACTGTACTCAATGCAGTTGTTGATAATCTCGTTGCAAAGAAACTCAAGGTTGGTCTTGGAGATGCTTCAAGCGGTTTCTTCCTCAAGATAGAAGATGGTGATCCGCCTATCATAATCTGCAAGTTCAATGGAAGTATCCTTTGGGAAATAAACGCATCGACAGGAAAGATGTATGGAAACTTCGCTCTCGTCAGACAGTTCATGCCATTTCAGTTTGACGATAGCTTGGATGATACCTACCCTATGGAATGTGATTTCTACATTCCTTCAAACGCAGAGATAGTAAGTATAAAGCTTTCATCAAAGGGAAAGAATTACAGGGCTTATTCAAAATCTGCGGCAACTAGCGGAGGAACAAAGACTTCCAGTGTTATCGATCCTGATTGGGCAGGAGCAAGAGGTTCTTTTGGAATAACTGTTACAAAAACAGGGAATTATAGCACAGTACAAACAGAAAGTGCAGGCGATCACAAGCATACATATGACAAAGCAACAGGAACAGGAAGTGGTTTTTCGGCAGACGGTGCACATTCACATAATCTCAGCTTTCCTTATTCTGATAATAAATATACTGGTTACTCTAATCCTGACAATCATAGACATAGTTATATCGCACCTACATCTACTGAAAGTAATTCAGGAGCACATTCACACTCTATACAAACAACATCTACAAATACTAGCGAAACAGGATCACATAAGCATGGATTACCTGCTGGAATCGTAACAGATGTCACATTCAGTGGTTCCGGCCTTGCTTCTACATCGTTGACACTATCGAATAGCCAAATAGAACACGGACACATTGTTGATATCTCACATGACCATTCTCTTACATTCGGAATCTATGAGAGTACAAAACCTGCTGGTGTTGAACTCTTCTGTTCCAACAACGGCTCCACTTACGGAAGTGCAATAAGCGGTGCTTCTGCTACTGGCGACAACAGCAACTTCGATATAACACAGCAGTTCAGCGGTACAGGATGGAAGTCAATCAAGTTCACATCAACACAACTCGGACGTATCCAGGCACAGCTAATCATAGAGCTTTTAGTCACGACATAAGCGTGTACATTAGTGACACTTTATTGTACACCTTATCTCGACATCACCCACATTTAGTGTAGTTTCCTCTTGCTTTTCATCGAATTATCACACTATAATTCGGTATAACAAAATGCAATTGCTTGTCAATAGCTTTGGGTTCCATTTGTTTATCGCATTATTATATAATGATTTATGGAAGATTCAATGGTGATTTTGCTGTGTCCAACACCGTGCAAAACGCCCTTATTTTCCGAGTTTTTTAAGAGTTAATTCGGAGGAAAAAACAGATGTACAGATTAACAAAACGCAAGGGAAGAAAGGTTCAGGTAAGCTACAAGACAGACAAAGGATGGACTCCGTGGGTGAGTACAGGATGTGATACTGTCTCTGAAGCAAGACTGAAGCTTAATAGCAAGAAACCAACCTTCGGTGATTATGCAAGAGACTTCTATACTCGCACGGATACCAACTCATATTATTATAGAAAGAAAGTCCGTAGCAAATCAGTGACGGATAACACGCTCTATCAGAAAGACCTCATACTCAGAAGATACCTTTTTCCTGAGTTCGGCAAGATGAGAATAGACAAGATCAAAGCCTGTGTGATTGAGGCATGGTTCACCAATGGGAAAGGAATAAGACGCAAGCGGATATCAGGAGCAAGAAGTAATGTTGTACTCTCAGTGCTCAGGGAAGTATTACAGTTTGCCGTGATTGACGGAGTTGTAAGTTCAAATGAAGCCAAGAAGGTAGAGATCATGGATGATACTCACAATCCGAGAAGACCGATAACACCCGATGAAATGAAGACTTTGTTTCCCGATGATGATGAACTTCTCCAAGAGATATGGGGTGAGTTCACTCCTTACTTCCTTATCTTCCTTGATACAGGATTCAGACCTTGCGAGATAGTAGCTCTAAGATATGAGAACATCCATGAGGACAGCGTGTATACCGAGTCCATGTATGACACATTCACAAGAAAGATAGAGCACAGGATAAAGACAGTAAAGACCGGAAAGAAATATAAAGTAGGTACTCTCTCCGACAGGACTCTCAGGTTCTTGGGCAAAGGCATCGGGCAGATATTCGATACCAAGGTTGTTAACGTAAAGAGTGCGTGGAGGAAGTTCCACATAGTAGCAGAAAATCTGATAAACAGAACGGATGTTACCCAGTATCAGCTCCGTTCAGCCTTCATGACTAACAGGATAATGGCAAAATACCCCAAGGAACTGATAATGGAACTGATGGGTCATACCACTTGGGAGGCGTGTTATGACGCACGCACTCCCGATCAGATCATAGAAAACCTCAGAACGGCATTGAGTCGCTATCAAGCGTGAGCGTACACTTGACCAAACAACCACTCTCTCCTATGGCTCCATACCTTATTGAGAAATCCTTGCAGTTTGATACAACCGCAGAGTTGGTAATAGAAGATATCGTTACTGTGGCAGACGGATAAGTTGTGGTATCAAGTACGAACATAGATGTAGTGGCATCATCAGAGAGTCCGGTGATTCCGAAAGAGAAGGCCGTAGCAGGACAGTCTGATGTTACATTACCATCTGCAAAGGTTACTATCGCACTTACGTGACAGGTTTCTCCTATCGCAACAGCCTCGGGAGCAATCTCCAAGTCTACCTTCGTCATTGCATAATATGCGGCAATCCTGTCCAACTCTGCGGTTGTCTCAAGAATAAGGTTCTCAAGAGTGATTGCTTTCTCTGTGTAGTCGTTATAGTACTCTGTGATGTAATTGACATCAGCATTTGTGTAAGTACCTTTTGAGTTTATGATCCTGCTCATGAGTTCAACCAAGCGGTTGTACGATGCAAGAACAGCAGAGTACTCGTCAGAGTCAATCAGGTTTGCGTTCCTAGTTTCATTACCGAGGTATTCAAAGTCCCTCATTATTGCATCCAGTTCCCTGGCAAGTGAAGGTTTCTCTGCATCTGTGATTCCGTCAGTACCAACCAGTTCGTCTATTCTCTGTATCTGTGCCTCTGTATTCGCACGGCTGATTGAATAGACTACGTTGGCTACCCTCTGCCTGTTTAACTCAAAGGACTTGCCTATCTCCTTGTATCCGCTTGCAACATAGATGTTCTCAGGTGTTTTCTGTACTTTCTTAATCATCTCAAATATTCCTTAATTTCAGGTTTATTTTTCGTTTTTTGGCAAATCAAGTCAAAAATCGGGAAAATATATACCAATTTTGCAGTTCATTATTCAAAATACTTGTACCATTCGCCTCCAAGCTGTCTAAGGAAATGGTCTGCTTCAAGGAAGTCCCCACCCTCGAAACTCCTGTATCCTCTCTTTATCATTGTGGTAGGAGCACCGATGATATCAAGTATCGACCACACTTCATTCTTGATTGCTGTCTTGGTCTTTTCCGAATCACCTGAACTCAGCTTCTTGATTAACTCGATTGTCCTTGTAATCGGATCATCGGTCTGCTCATAGGTGAATCCTTCCAGTGCGTTCTTGGCAATTTGTCCACCGACAGGAATTCTCGATACAAACTCTGTACCGAAGTCCTGAAGCAAGTCTTCAATCCATGTCTCGTCATCGTCTTCTCCGTTCTTTATCTTTCCTGTTGAGAATACAACCCACATGGTTGCCATTCCCAAGGCAGCGAAGTTTGCGAAGAACTTACCGACTTCCCCTTTCAGGATTCCCTGCTTGATGGCATCGTTCCACAGCATGTTCCATTCCTTGTTCATCTGATTGGTGAACATAAGAAGGTTCTTCCAAATTGCATCACCCTTGGCGTAGATAAGTGAATTGTCCTTTGCCTGTGAAGAAGACTGGATATCAAGCACCCACTGCGTTGCCCTTCTCTGAGCGAGGTTCAGATCATCGGTTGAGAGGTTCTTGTTCGTCTTGCTCATTGAATCAAGTTCTGCCTGATATGAAGTCCACCACAGCATGTTCCTGATAAGGTGGTCATACTTCTCCATGAGGATAAGACCCTTGCTACCGAATGAACTGAGAGCATCGTTTATCTTTCCGGCAACAGAATTCGGATTCTTTGACATGGTGTCTTCTGCCATCACAAGCAGTGGATTGACCGCATGCTTCATCTGCGGTGAGAGTTCATAGACCATGTTGCTCATCTGAATCGGGTGCATCATGAACTGCATAGTGGACTTCCACATTTTGCCTACTCCGTACTTTGAGAAGCCGAGGAACCAAGAAGCACCCTGCTGGAACACTGACGAGAGGTTGTAAGCCAGCCTTGCGAGTACGTAATGGTTTCTTACCTTCGATACCCAACTGTCAGCTTCGGTTACTCTGTTGCCTACCACTGCATCGTTCTTACAGATATCAAGCATCTGCATGATTCTGTCACTCGTCCTCTGATCGTACATCTCTGTGATTGCGTTTCTGAGATTACCACCCTTGGAATCGAACAGTGAATCCATCTCCTTGAAGAAGGTGGCTCCGTTTATATAAGCCTCCTGCATCTCTATGACTCTTCTGAGGTCTGAGTAGTAGTTCAGGGATATAGCATTTGAGCCGTACTGTCTGTCCTTGGTAAATGAATCTCTCTGAGAAACCTTGGCATCATCGAAGATGTATCCGAACTTCATTCCCAAATCAACATCGAAGTCAAGATTGAGCTGAGCAGAGTACATGTTCACACGCTGGATTTCCCTGTTCTCATTGGCAAGGACTGTATCATAGATGTCCTTGAACTTCTCTCCCATGACTCTTCTAATCTCGTCTGCGACAGGCTTGTACTCCTTGAGGTCTCCGTTCTCGAATTCATCTACCACCCAGGCAATCTCATAGGCACTGATATGGTTTCCGTCATGGAGGTGCTTGAGGCTTCCGTCATTGAACGAATGTTCGTAAATGGCCATCTTCTCCTGAAGCGTGTACTTGGTGTCACTGACTTTATCTTTGATATCCTTGTCCTCTTCAAGAATCTGATTGAAGTACGTACTGGACATGAGCCTTGAATCAATCGGCTTGTCTCCGATTACACCGAGAGTAGAATCAATAGACAGGAGTTTCTTGAGATACTTCTTCATCTTGTTCACGTTGGTTATTCCGGTAATACCCTTCATGTTCTCGATGAACTTGCCGTATCTCTCGTCAAAAGCCTTGTACTTCTTATCTGTGACTACATTGAGTCCGTCCTCCATGACGATCTTGTAGAGCTCAGGAGAAACGTTTCTGAGAAGCCTTGAGAATGTAGTGAAGTCGTCACCGAAACTGCCACGTCTCTTGGTGGTTGTCTTGTGCTCGTCCGTTCCGTATCTTGCATCACGGAGGATACTCTCGACCTTTGCCGAAAGAACCTGCTTTCTTGCCTCTTCCTCAAGCTTGGCTCTCTCTGCATCATTCAACTGTTGTCCGGCACTGAGTTCTTCTATCTTCTCATTGATGGCTGTCTGATCTTCCTTTGTAAGCTTTGCAAGCTTGCTGTTGTTCATCGTGCTTATGACTCTGACAGCATCCTCACTTACCTTGTTTGCGAAGTCAGCCTTTCTCTGTGCTTCTTTCTCCCTTGAAATCTTGTTGTCCTGTTTGACGGCTTTCTTGAACTGAATCATCTGAGGAATGGTCATATCGTCTATTCCCTTAACAAGCTGTCCGTCAACAAGGAATCCGTTGTCTTCAAGGAATGTCTTGATGTAAGGCATCTTCTCAAAAGCCTCGTCTTTTATTGTAACGATACGTCCCTTGGATACATCCTCACTGCTTACGCTCATGACTTTCTGAACCACTTCCTTAATCAGACGCTTGGAAACAGCATCACCACTCTTGGCGTTTATAGCCTCAGTAAGCTGTTTCTTTGTCTTGTAGAGTTCTGATTCAAGCTTGTGTGCAGCATAAGCTGATGAAAGGATTTTCAAGTCTTCTGTAAGAGAATTCACCTGAGCAAGCAGTCGCATCTTATAAGCCGCCTGACTCTTGTAATTATCTCTCTCAACCTTTAGGTCTGCTATCTGAGTCTTCAACTGGTCTCTTCTGTTTCTGAGTTCCTGTATCGTTGCGTTCTGTAGGTTCCTGTCCCTTACAGCCTTGTCGTACTTCTTGGCGAGATTCCTAGCTACTGTACCATCCCAACGACCTTCCTGAATAACGTCCTTGACTTCCTCTGCGAGTTCAAGATCAAGCAGAGCCTTGACGCTCCTGGACTCAACGTACTCGTCATTGGACTCAAGTTCTTCCTTGATGTCTCCCTTGGCGAATTCAGTATCAAGTCCGAGTGCGTTCATGATTGAGTCACTATTCTTCAGGATTTCCTCAAGAGCGTTCTCATATACGAATGAGTCTATGTACACACGCTTGTTCTTTCTCTCTGCTGACTTCTTCACCTTGTCGGCAACATAGTTCAGCGAAGGATACTTCTCGGAGAGTTTCTGTCCGTCTATATCAGCCTTGTCATTGAACAGTCCGGCTTTCTCCATCTGCAATGAGAGTTCCTGAATGTTCTTCCTGCCTTCACGTACATTCCTGTACTTGGCAAGCCACTGTGAAGTAGTCCTCTCGGGTGACTCGTCATTGGCATAGGCATTGAGTCTCTTGATAAGAAGTTCCGAGTTCTTGGATTTCTCCACATTGAACTCGATTCCTTTCTCAAGATTCTTCTTGTCCCACAGTTCGATCACTTCCTCAAGTTCGGAAGACGTGAGCTCGCTGAACATCTTGTTCTTCAATGAGGTGTATTCGTCGATAGCCTCTTTCGCTGATTCATACACATTTTCATGTGTTGCAATGATGTTCTGGGCTATCCTTTCTACCTTGACTGCATCCTCGTCCTTGTGTGTATTCAGTACTGATGTCGGTACGAACTCGCCCTTGTTCAGTCTGTCGGCAATCTCTTCTTCTGTCCAAGCAGTCTTGTACTTCCTCTTGTTGATGTGTGCTTCTTCTGCCTTGTAGGAAGCATCAGCCTGTTCACGTGATATCTTTGTTCTGCTGATACCCTCCATGTCCTCAGGCTGGAATATCACTACCTCAGTCGGATGGATTTCCATTCCTGTCTCGGGGTCTATGTTGGTACTGTACTCACCGTTCTGACCTATCCAGTAATCATCTGAGATAAGGATTCCCTTGAATCCTGCACCACTGAGGGCAATACGTGCATCCCACATCGGGTCTGTCTCACAGAATAGAGCCTGTACCATGCTGAAGAACTCGGAACCTGTCGGCTCGATTCCACGCATGATCTTACTGCAAGCTTCGGCTGTTGCGTTCACATGGTTTTCGTACTCTTCGAATGAATCATAGCTTGTGAAGATATCGTTTCCGTTTACTCCACGGATGTTCACATAGTCTTCGACTGTATCAGCCAACAGGAAAGCGTCTGCAAGTTCCTCAAGAGTCTTCTGATACTCATGTAGGCAATAGTCATTGAGTCTTTCAATCTGCTCGGTTGTTACCGGATTGTCTATGTTCCTGTCATTTGAGATATGGAGGAACAGGCTCTCATTGTCTGTTGTTGCTCCTGAGGAATAGCCGTATCCTTCTTCCAGTGAATTCTTCTCAAGAATCTCCTTCATTACCGCAAAGAACGCACCCTTGTTGTCGAAGCTGTATATTCCATAGCCCCACTTCAAGCCGAGTGTGCGTTTGTCTTCATCTCTGAATACTTGGAAAGCATCGAACATCTCAGGAGAAGCATGCAGTAGTCTTGTGAAATCCCTTATGTCTTCATCGGAGAACTCGTCATACAGATCGACAAGAGAAAGAGGTCTTTCTTTACCTTTCTCGTAGCCATATACAAACGCATCGTCCCTGTATCTCGGAAGGTAATCCTCAATGCCTTCGAAGATTTCCATGTCTCCGTTGTCAGAATGAACATCAATTACCTGTGTGTTACCGCCAGGCATATACATGGTGAATCTGTATCCATCATCCAGTTTCTCTTCCTTTGCAAGCTGACTGCTCTCAGGGCCTCTCATAAGAGAAAGGAAGTTATCTTCTGCATCATCGGAATGGAACGTAAGAGTAGTCTTTCCGTCTTCCTCTGAGATATCCACAGCCTTGCCATAGGCTCTTGTGACGATATTCTTGAGTCCGTCTACTATACGCTTGTCGTTGGCATCACCCTTCTCTGTTCTGTTCTTCCTGTTCTCATAGTTGTCGAGATAATATGAAGAAGCCGTCTTGTACTGAGCACCGACTCTGACATCATCCGATTCAACCCAGCCTTCCTTGAGTCCTTTCTCAAAGAGGTTGTCGAACATCTTGATCTGCTCTGGAGAGATTACGTTACGCACGGCATCAACGAAGTTGCGGAGTGCTTCAATGATGTTGTTGAACACCTGTCTCAAAGCCGGATTGGAGGCTACGTTCTGATTCACGTAGTTCTCAAGAGCCTCGGCAAAAGCCTCATGTACATTGTATCCTATCTTTCCTCCATCCTGTGCAAGAGCTTCGCTGAATGATTCAGAGAAACCTTCGATGCTCTTCAATGCATCCTGTCCCAAGATGTTGAGATAGACGTGACCAAGTTCATGAATGGCTGTTGTCTGATCGAGAAGCTTCGTGAGATTGATTGTGTAAGTACCATCGGCATTAGCATCAGTCCATCCCATACGTGCCTTGCCTTCCTGTACGTATTCAGGATTGAACACGAACTTTATCTTTCCGGCAATATCTGAGATTGACTTACCCATAGACTTGGCAAGCTGACCTTCTACAAGAACGGAACCACGTGTCATTGTCCTTACGAGATTGTCACGCTTTACGTTCTTGAACAGTCCAGCCTTCTTGTCCTTGAGTGCTTCGTCAACAGCCTGTCCGATTGTATCCGAAAGCCTCTGTTCCTCTGCCTTGTACTTCTGTCTCTCTGCTGTCCTTTCCTCTTCGGTAGAGAATGTGGAGTTGATTGTCTTGGTAACGGCAGAGTTATAAGCACCAGCCTTCTTAGTGTTGGTCTGAGAAACAACATCACTGTAACGTTTCTGAAGGTCTTCCTCTCTTGAAAGTTCTGCCTGAGCCTCTTCTGTAGCCTTTGCGTTCTTGTTCTCCGCTACTGTCCTGAGAAGATCATGCATGTGTTCATCCTGGCTGACTTCCTGTGCTCCTGATTCCTCGGTAGTGAAGATGGTATTCTTGCCATCGACAGTAACGATTGTCTCGTTGTTCTTCTGCTCGATTGCACTTACCTTGTCTATGTTGGACTTGATGTAGTCTGAAACAACAGCATCCATATCTCCGCTTGGAACAACCACTGAGCCATCCTTATTCACTGAGTAGATGATCTGATGGCCTTCGTTCTCGTCAATGAGTCCGTTGATTACAGATTTTGATTCATCAGCAGTTAGGTTGGTATCCGCTATCTCTGAATCACTGACGATATCGACATACATGCCGTACTCCGAATTATCCTTCAGGTATTTGGCTTTACCAATTTCCTCTGCATTGATTGGGATGTACTCGTTGCCTACTGCATAGACCTTTACTCTGAGCTTTTCTGTCGGGAGTCCTTTTTCGTCGACTTCTGCTGGCTTATAAGCTGGAGTAGTTCTATCCACACCGACCATCTGATTCTCAACGAGAACTGACCCAGCTCCGTAGTCGCTGAACTTTCTTGTCTCGATGATCTTTCTGAGGTTTCCTTTTTCCCATTCGAATCCGAGAAGTTTTCCATTCTTCCTACCCTGTGTTCCTTTCCTGAGAGAAGTCAGAGCATCAGCACCGACACCAGTTAGTCCGAGAAGAAGCTGTCCTCTGAACGTTGATAGTGCAGTCTCAGACATTGCATCTATCATTTCCTGAGGTGTATATGTAAACTCCTCAGAGAATGGCTGTCCCTTGTGACTCTCCTGCCACTTCGAAGCGAGGTTTGTTACATACATAGAGACAAGCTCCTGAAGTGCTTCTGTTGCAGGTTCTGTTATCAGCCCCATGCCGTAATCGAAAGCCCACTCTTTCATCACATCCCTTACGAGTCCTTTCATTACATGACCTTCAAGACCACCGACAGATTTGTTGAGTGCAAAGAACTTCTGTCCAATCTTCATCTCAGGAATGTTTCCTGCAAAATCAAGAAGACCGTTTGCTATTCCTATGATCGCTGAGAAAGCAATGTTTGTCTTTGCATCAGCACCAGCCTTGTACATCTCAAGAGAAGCCGCACCAGCCTCCATGAAAGCAGCCATCGAAGCAGACACACCATGTCCTACCATTGCGAACATCGGCAGTCCTGTCACTCCCGTGAGTGCGTACCCTAAAATTGCAGGAGTCATTGAAAAGATTTCAGAAGGTATGAAGTCAGCCGCACTGAGAACAGCTTTCTCAATGAACGAATCAAAGTCCTTGTTGTAGTAGTCCGTTCTCTTTACTGAGTTCAGTGCAGTATCGAGGTTTCTCCTGTATTCTTCGTCACGCTTTTTCTTTACTTCTTCAGGAGCACCATCATCGAAAACAACCTGTCCTATAAGACCGAACAGGTTCTTCATGCCTACCCATGCATTTGAAAGCCCTTCTTCGATCTTGATTCCAGCGACTTCCATGACATTGGTTGCACTCATATCATCTCCGGTAATTCCCTTGATGATTCCTCTGTAATTCTTCTGTGCCGTCTCAACAGATATTGTCGGATAAAGCGTGTTTATTATCTGAGCGAGATTGTGTGCATTTGCCGCTTCCCTCGGGTCTTCTGCTCCTCGGTAGATGGACTCCGCATTGTCATAGACGAACTTTGCCCTGTTGTACTCATACAGGAAGTCTCTTGTGTGTTTGTCTTCATCCTTTACAAGAGAGTATGTGTTTATCATGGCATTGTTCTGCTTCATTGCAAGCTTGGATGCAAAGTCATTGCTGTCCCTGCCCTGCAATGTCTTATCTCCGAAAGAAGAAGACGTTATCGAATTAGCCGCTTTCTTGACGATACTGTTCTTGAATGTATTATCCATGTCAATCTCCTCAGATTCCTGTCATGGTCTTGATGATTCCCTTGTTGATTTCCTGCTGATCTTTACTTGCCTTGTTTGTGTTCAACGGATTGAAGACAACACTATCCGAATTCTTCTTTACCTCTTCCTGCTTCTTCAGAATGTCGGTAACTCTTGATGTCTCCTTGTCCACACTTCCGTCAACGATATCAAGCTGGATACTTCCTGCTTTGTACCAAACCTTGAAGATTTTATCAGGAACGCTCATGCTGTTTGTGACTGCTTCTGCCTCTGCAATGTACTTCTGATAGCTAGGACACTGAAGCATTGCAGTATAAAGAACGTCTTCCATCATGTAGAGCATCGTATCCTTGTCTGTACTATTGTTATTGAACGGATTCATCAGATAGTTGTTGTATCTCTGATATACACCATGAGTCTTAACATACTCATTCATTTCAGTAAGTATACTGTTCCTGATGTCCTGCATGCCTTCATCTGTCGTGAACGCAAGAGAAATCTGAGTCTCTGATCCATCAGTATTCACTACATTGAGGATATTGGTTCCGTCACTTGCCTTTGAGATGTAATCTCCGTTCTTTATTGCAGTCTCAGTCATTGCATTGGTCTGGAACTTGTTGTCTGCATAATTGGCTTTTCTGACCTCTCCGATTGCCTTTACGCTTTCATCTGAGAAGAATCCGAGAGCCGCCTTGAATGAACCGGCTACCCTGAGAACATGGTCTGCATACCTTGCATCGTAGCTTTCATCATTCTTATTGAGTCTTCCGAAATACTTCTCAAGCTTGTCTGTGAAATCATCTGCATCGGGATTCAGCATGGATACATCTTCTCCGAGAGCAGAGAGAGCCATGACAACATAGTGGTTATTGGAAGGATTTTCTGCGATTGCGGTTAGTTCTCCACGGAGTTTGTCTATTCCACCTTTCTTCTGCATGTATGAATCAATGAGATACTTGACTCCTGCACCATCGAATTCATGGTTGGTATATCTTACGGAATACTCATCAATCCTATTGTTTGTAGTCTTGGACAGGTCTTTACCACCGCCAAGGTCAACTGTTCCGTATACAGTACTTCCATCCTCATAATCGAAGATGTCTTTATTGACCTGTTCACCATAAGCCTGGGAGTATGCACTCATTGTCTTTGAGATCATTTCATTGAGGTCAACAGACTGACCCTTCTCAAGAGACGTATAGTACTGCTGGACAGTGTTGAACAGACAGTCCCAATAGAGTTCATTGTCCTTGACTCCGTGAATCTTCTTTGACTCTGATGTTACTGCATCGGCAAGGTCTGGATTGTTCGTCATAAGCTGGAAGAAGTCACTGTTTGCCATCTTCAGGAACTTCTCTGTGTCTGACTCAGAAATATAAGGAGAAGTCTGCACCCACTGCTTCAGGTAATCGACTGACTGTCCCTGTTTTATCTTGTCCATGATAAGACCACGCCATCCCTCGATTGATGTAGAAAGCTTGAAATTTCCTGAGTCTGAAACCGTTCCTGTTATTCTCTTTCCTGCGTATTCCTGAAGTTCGTCGAATGTATCTACCTGAATTACTGACTTATCATAGTACTGGTTGCCTTCGACACTTGCCTTGTAGCTCTTCCATTCTCTCTTCAGATCATCGATATACTTGTTCGATGCCTCTTCGTTGTACTGAGCCTTGATTGTATCTGAACCTACACCATCAATCAGTGATAATGCAGACACAAGTGCATTGTTGCGAGCGAGGTTATACTCAAAACCATAGTTAAGAGTATCGTCTTTCTCACACGCTTCCTTTAAGTCTGCCAAGAATTCTTCGGTAAGATTATCTGCAAGGAATGATTCAACATTGAAGGTCTTTTCCTCTCCGTCAATTTCTACTTTTCTTGTACCGAGAATGACCTCAAGGTTTGCATTTGCCCTATCAAGTACGGCATTTGCCGTTTCACTTCCAAGGTACGTGTATCTTGAATCAATCTGATAGCCATAGCTTGCAAACACAGACAGGTCTTCAAGAGTAGAAACATAGTATTTGCGTGTATCCTCTACATCAAGTGCAAGCATTGCAATCTTCTCTGCTGCCTCGGCAGTCAGTTCGGGAGTAGCCTTGCTGAGTCTGATATCATAAATCTTCTTTACTCTATCATTGATATATTCTGCTTCATCAGCAGTAAGAGTACTTCCGGTAACAGGGTTCTTGTCTCCGACCTCAACTGCATTTGTATAGATGAATGAATCATAATCATCAGCCGTCTTCAGGTCTCTAAGTCTGCTCACTACATCGGATACTGCAAGGTCAAGTTCAATCTGTCTTGAGTTCGCATTTACGATATCCCTGGCTACTTCCTCGGTGTATCCTGCATCAATAAGATATGAGTACCATATCGACTGTGCTGTTCTGAGTTTGTCCTTGCCTTCTGTCGTTGCAGGAAGTTCAGCACCATCGTATGACTTCAACTCAAGACCACTCGGCAACTCGCCAGTATCCACATACACAGCTACCGAAGTTGTTATGTTCGGTGTGAGACTCTGTAATGTCTGTCTGCTTCTATTGATTGCATCCACAGTGGACTGGGCATATCTTGTGGAACCATCGAATGACTGGTACTGATACTTGGAATCAACATAAGCCTTTCCGAAAGAATCCTGTAATATCAATTGTCTGATATCGTCAGGTACATCATTTAAGTCTACAAGCCCTTTTTCGTTCAGATTGCGAGGATCACTAATCCATGCATCAGCCCTTGCAATCTTGTCATTACCATCGGCAATCTGCTTCACTTCAAGCCACATGGAATCGTCTAGTCCGTAATGAGAAACAACCTTGCCATTCTCATATTCTATCATTCCTTCTTCGGCAAGATGTTTGTACATGATATCTGAAGTAATCGGGCCGGTTATTGCCTGAGCCGCAAACCATCCGTCTTGGTCTGTAATGAGAGCACGTTTGTTGTCATTGTAGATTTTGGTATAGGCATTACCAACCTGCTGTTCGATGAAAGCACCGATTGAAGCACTCTCTGATGCAGTGAACTTGCCGTTGGTATAAGGTCTTTCGAATCCAGTACTGTACTGAGATTTCATCTCCTCAATCAGTTCATCCTTTGTGAAGTGCCTGATTGTGTTTCCTTTTTCATCTACAAGTCCTTTAGACCATTCATCAGCCTGTGAGATGATATCATTCTGAATCACCTGATTCTCGATGTTTTCAATCTGAGAATTCACATAAGCCTTTGCAGTATCCTGATCCGTAACGAGACACTGTGATTCATAGAGGACATTCAGGAGTTTGTTGAACGACTTCTGCTTGTCAGAAAGATTGTCAGATTCTGTGTCATACAGATTGTCGATAGCAACCTTCTCATGGGTTACTCTCATGCCGCCATCAGAGAATGTGGTCTTGTAGACATCCCTCATTTCATATGAGTCGATGTTGGTCGGGTCTTCGTTGTAGGCTTTAAGAGCCTCGTCCCAAGTCTCAAGTGCATTGAGTTTGTTCCTTGCATCTATTCTGTTTACAAGCTGGGTGTCGAATGATGTACGTGCCTCATCGAGAAGAGACTGCTTTGACTCATTGAAGAATCCCTTTACAAGAGAACCGTGACTTCCAGCCCACTGGTCAAGCTGAGACTCAGCCCATTTAGAGTAGTCCTGTGAAGCGTTCTCGTTGTCCACATTGAGATAGTCTGTCTGTCCGGCAATAAGCTTCTGCTTCAGATCATACTTCTCCCTGTTGATTGTAGACTGGGCATATACGCTCATTCCCTGGACTACGGCATCACCGAGAGCACTGATTGCATTTCCTATCTGCTGTCCTTTCTGAACCTCGTTCTGTCCCTGTATTCTTGCGATATTGAGCTTGTCGTTGAGCTCTCTCTGCATTGATTCGTACATGTTTCCCCCTTAACCCTGTGTAACTTCGAAGATTCTGTCCTTGTCGTTTTCTGCCATGTTCTCAAACTTCTCGCTGAAATTCTTCTGCTCTGCCTGTGCTTCCGTAATGTAGTAGTTTGCTTCTCTTTCAGTAGCCATTGAACTTCTTCCGATTGAGTTGAAAGACATGATCGAACTGTTGAGAGCATTGTTCACGGCTTTCTTCTGAGCAATCCTGTATGAATAGGCAGTGGATGAAGCATTGAGCTGTGCGTTCTGAATGTTGTACTTCAGAGTTCCGATTACAGAAGCAACATTAGCCGCATACTGAATCTGTCCGAGGTCTCTTGAAAGACGAGCCAAGGCAGCGTTGTTTCCAGTAGTACCTCCACGCAGTCCGCTTGAGGCTGATTCTGCTTCAGCACTTCCTATTTCTTCAGTACCGGAAATGTTCCCGCTTCTTGCACTGACACCGATACTTGCCAAGTCTCCCTTAGCCTGCCACATTGCCTGACTCTGCTGGTTCAGAGACCCCTTGATTGCAGTCCTCAGCTCATTCTCATAACCTCTGAGAGTCATGGCAAGTTCTGTATCTGCTCCGTAAAGAGACTGAACCATGTTGTCCAAGAGGCTCTGATTGCCTGTTATGTCTCCAAGCTGAAGCTGGGCATAGATGTTGTTGAACAGATTCTGGTTTCCGTCGGTGAGTGTATCGAATATCTGTCCGTCTTCTGAGACCTGTCCGTACCCTATTCCCTCAAATGTGTTGAAGTTTCCAGTCAGAAGAGAATATGCATCACTGGTCATTCCACTCTTGGCAAGGAAGTAGTTGTACATCGTATCTACGAACTGTGCTCCGTAGCTTGCCCTCATTGAATCCATAGATGAATAAATCTGATCCATCGTATTCATGATGGTGGAATCCCTGTTGGTAAGGTTTGCCATATAAGCCGTGATGTTCTGTTGCATCTGAGCATACAGTTCGGCTTTCTCCCTGTCCTTGTCGGAGTCATTGAAGATGTTTATGAATCCGTTGATTGCTCCTGCAATAGCACCACCGAGTCCTGCACCTACTCCACCACCGATTACAGCACCTGCTATCGTACCTACTGCACCGATGATTCCGTTGGCAATAGCAAAAACCTTGTCCTTGTCTGCGGCTGAACCGAGCTTGTCCGTTGCAAGTGTAGTGAGATTGGATGCCATCTGTCTGTATCTCGATGATTTGGACAGAGACATGGAGAACTCGCTGAGAGCACGTTTTCTTTCAGGCTCCGGTGTGTAGTCAGTATCCACCGTGCTGATATTTGAAGTCTCTGCTTCGGCTATTCTCTGCATGGCCTGTCTTTCCTGAACTTCATTCCAGTTGCTGGAATCTGCTTCTCTGAAAGACCTGTTGTTTGCAGTCACTGAATTGTATGTTCCTGTCGATGTATCGAAAGAAGCACCGCTTACCGAATTGACACCACCACCTCCGGTAGTACGCTTTCCGGTTGTCTGTGTGACGCTTGTTGAAGATGAAGGAGTAGTTACCTTCAGAGGTGCAAGTTCGGGAGCTTTTATAGGTGATGCAACCTTTATCTCATAATCTTTAGCCATTCTTGTTCATCCTCAGTTCATATGCCATAGCCAGGAGAGTCATAGGCTCGTCACCGACTGATTCGACTGATATCATCAGATCCCTTGTGGTTCCTCCGTTCACATTCACCGCATGGTCGGCAAGTCCTCTTTCGAACACACCTGACCTGTCACAGCAGATGGGGCTTCTAGTCATCGTCTTGTCCTTGGGATTGAAGTAGGTAATAACATGCCCTGTATCAAGACATCGGAAGATCATCTTCGAAACATTCTTGGCAATTCCTATCGTCACGCTTCCATCCTGCATGACTGTATCAAACGGATTTGCAGTCATTCTCGAAACATAAGTCCTCAGATCGTCATACAGACCGAACTCATAAAGACCTTCCGACTTCGGATTCTCCACAGGAACAGCTACTTCAAAGACCTGTCCGTTCTTCACGTAGTAGGTTTTGCCTGAAACTATCGTTGTATCTTCCGTCTTTCTGAACTCATATCCGCAGTCAGCGAATGACATGTCCTCATCTGTATCGAACTCTGCTATGAACGTATGTGTGCCATCACTCATGAGAGCCACGAGAACCTGCGTAGAATCGTTTTCCAGCACGCAGAGTGAAACAGGCTTCTCCGTACCGAAAGTCCAGCCAGTGAACGCCTGTACGCCGTTGTTGCGGTCTACACAAAGAGCAGTGATGTCTCCGTTGGTTTTAAGAGCGTAAACTGAAGGCTCGGGAACAACCATGCCGTGAAGTTCCTTCACCGAACCATTCATGATGTCGGGGTTGGTAAGAGTAAGCTCTACGTTCTGAAGTCCGTAGTAATCCTTGTAGAACAACCTCAGTCCGTTTCCTCTCTGAAGGAAGATCACATCTGTTCCAAGAGAGATTGACTGTCCGTTGTTGGAACCGAAATCAGAGTATTTAACAGAGTCCTGTTTCAGTGCGTTTATACCTGAATCAATTCTGAACTCGGAACACTCAGTACCTATCATCAGGTAATCACCGAACTCTATCCATGAAATCCTGTCGTTCTTTCCTGTGGCAAGCTGGAACTCCATAGCAGTCGAAGCAGTAGCAACCTTGTCTACATCAATTGACTTCTCATAGATGTTGGCCTCGGTGCTCATGTCGAACTGGTAGTACGGAATCGCCTTGATTGTCTCCACATCGTTGTATGACATCGAGCCTATCATTCCGTTCTCAAGGTACTTTGTCTTCAACTGATTGGAAGTTCCGGTATAGACGTACTGATAAGTGTGTTCGAAGATGGGATATAGGCTGAGGTCAGTAAAAACTACTGTTCTCTCATAGTATGACCTGAGATCAGCAAGGACTGGGTTTGCAACGAACTGATGGCTGGAATTGAAGTATTCTGCCTTGGTATTGATGTAGTTGTCCTTTGTGGGCTGGTAGTCATACTTCAGTCCTCCTGTTCCGGAATCACTCACCTGAGCAAGAACGTAGCCTCCGTTCTGATAAACGAAGTAGTCCTTGCTTGAGTACTCATGTGTTACCGAACTGTGATTCAGCTTGGTTGTCAGTACTTCCGTATCGTCAGTCGGGAAATAATCGTAAGTCCTCGTTATGAACTCCACCTCGGTAGTCTCGGTGGTTGTTATTCTCTTGAGTTTGGTTATTATGTTAGTCTGAGTAGTATCGTAGACAGGGACAAGCTCGTTTGCGGAATACTCCTCATAGACTCCGTTTACATATCTTCCGTGTCTGTACTCGTCCAAAGACTGCTTGGTGGTTATCTGATTTGCCGAAGGAGTGAACCACAGCTTCTGATCGGTGGTAGTACCTTCATAGACAACCTCTCCTGTCGTATCCTTCATTATCGAAACAGGAAGGTCTTGCTCCTCTTTCATCGTGGTGTTCTCGGTCATGACGAGTTCGAACTGCACGAAGTCCAAGATGGAGTCATTTGAACGCTTGGGATAGACTATCTGTGATGTTCCGTAAGGTCTTGAAGCGTATATGTTGCAGGGGTTTCCGTTTACACAGAGAAACATCTTTTCTGCCACTATCGCAATATCGGATGCAAACTCATACACACCTAGGTCATTGAGTCTGTTCAGATAGCAGTCTGGAAAATCATCTTCTCCATAAACTACTCCGAGTTCGTCCTCGTCCAAGTCCTCCAATGAGAACGTAGGAGTAAACGATGTCGGAGGATTGCCGGAATTGTCTGTGAATCCGAACTGGTCAGGATCGTTGAGGTTGTACTGAATGTATTTGTCGATTGTCTCTTTCGGAGTGAACTTGATTACATTGGAATCACTCTCGACTTCCCAGCCTGGATAATTGAATGACTTCAAGACCGTAATCACCGCCGCAGCAGAAGTGGATGGCTGGATTGAGAACGAATGTCTTACACCATCGAATGTGAATACGATGTTCTCTGCCGTGACTGTCTGACTCATTGTGATCGCAAGCTGGATATAATGCGGTTTGACATCCTGATTCACGAACACCTGAGGTGTGGATACAACAAATCCTGTAGAGTATCTTACCCTCATGAGAGGGAACATAGGATGCACCATGTACAGATCGTTGTAATACTGTGCGAACTTCACTTCCGAGCACTGGTTTGCTGAGATGTTCGCCCATGAATGAACCGACTCCGAGTGTGTAGGAAGAGTCAGACCACCTACAAGCGAGTTGTTCAGGTAGTCATATACATCAATTGCTCCTGCACCGAGGAGCACTGCATACACATGAGTCTTGTCTATGATGAAAGGTATCATACGCTTGTATGCACCTGTTTCAAGCTTCTTCTTCAAAGGCGGTCTCCGTGAGATTCCGCCCTGCCTGTGTACCTTCATGTTCAGAAGTTCGGCACAGGAGTTTCCGTATATGTCTGAATCAAGTCTTCCTGTCAGAAGCGGAGAAACCTCACCGAAAAGCCAGTTGTTTGTCAGTCTTCTCACTTCGGGTATCCTCCATTGTTCCAGTAGGATGTAGACTTGTCGATGTACTGGTTCTGTGCAGGATTCTGAAGCCTGAATGAAGTATCGTCCCTCTGCTTGAGGATGCCGAATGTCTGAGAGAAAAGAGCACTTGCCCTTGTAAGAGCAGTTCCTTCGGGGTCAAGGTGCTGTGCCATCTCCATAGCACACTTGTAGGCAACCATATATCCGAAGTCGGTAGGAAGGTTCTTCAGATCATCTGAAACATAATCCAGCACACAGCCGAGTTCGTTGCAGTATATCTTGTCACCTTTGATTGCATAGCCTATCTTCGGGTCTCCGTTGATATACCTTACCTTCAAAAAGTGCTCGGGAAGTGAATAGCCGAAGATGAAGTTCTTGAACATCGTATATACGTGATACTTACGTGTTCCGTTGTCATCAAATTCCTTGCCTCTGAACTTTACCTTTGACGGTGTGTACAGATCAACTGCAACAGGAGTATCGTTCTTCACATCGTCTTCCTCGTATTCCTCCGAATCAGTGATGAACGACCAGTCTGACATTGAAGCACAGATGACTTCAGCCAAAGGAAGCACCTGCTTGAACAGAATCACTTCCTTCTCGTTCTCGTCTTCCTCTATGTCCCTGATGAGTTCAAAAAAAGAAAGGGCGACATTCATCACGCCCTGCTCGTTGAGAATACCGTCTTCCACCACAGGCTCGGAAAGGTAATCATAACTTGTGTTGGTTGTGTTGTTCATGTCGTCCTCTCATTAAAAGGGCGGCCTGCATCAGATGCCCAAAGGAGAAGGGAAGAAACAGAAAACCCCGCTTTGATGCAGACCGCCCGTTGGTCTTAGTTCGGATTGCAGTGTATCAGAAGCTTACCTGCTGTGTAGGTGATGCTTGCTGTTCCTGCATACGGCACTGACAGCTCAACCCATGCATACTGCTTGGTCAGGCTTGCCATCAGGCTCTGGAAGTACGGTGTGTTGCACACGATTGCCTCGCCAGGCTTGACGTAAACAGTGTGGTCAGGTGTGAGACCTGAGAATGAGTTGTCGACATAAGCGGCAACTGCATCTGCATCAGCACTGAAGAAATCAAGCTTGATGACATGCGGATCAGCCTCGGGAGCAACACCAGTCGTACCGGCAACGAAACCACTTGAAGTAACAGAGATTCCTGTTGCGGAACCTGTGAAACCGAAGTTGTCCGAGTTGACAGTGATGTTGGCACTCTCGACTTTCTTGGTGATAGTAACAACTCCGGCAGCAGCCGAAGCAACCCAAGCCTTCAGTCCACCGAGAGCAGTCACGACTGCGGCGGCGATATCGGAAGGCGTATCATCCTCTGCGACTGTCACAGTAACACCATCCTCATCCTTGATTGCGATAGTGTATGAACCTGCGGCTGTTGCCTTGGTTCCTGTGAAGGTAAGTGTTGCCGTCTGCTTTGCACCCATCGGGGCAATAGACTCGATAACCTCAACGTCCAGAAGAGCCTTCTTGTGGAACATCTGCTTCGGAGCCTTGAAGTCAATCGGTTTGGTGTGTGTGGAATCGTTGTCACCAGTCACTTTGGACAGGTTTGCCTTTGCTCCGCAAGCTTCACCAAGGAAGAACTTGGTTGAAGAAGAGCTGATGGCTCCGAGGTCTGCAAGTGAGATAGGTGCGAAACCGAATGCATACTGCTGTTTGTAATCGTTATACATTGATTACCTCCTTAGACTGTACCCTTGAGGGTCACAGCGTTCTCGACTGTGAGAATCTGCGGGTCGGGTGAAATCACTGTTCCGTCATTCAGGATGAACGGAGCACCGACAAGACCATGCCTCTGTCCGATGTTGGACAGGTCGGTATCCGTGTAATGGACTCCAGGCTGTCCGTCGAGGTATCTTGCGAGCCTCATCTGTCTCAGAAGCTTGGGAGCACCATAGTACTTCACCTTTCCTGTGAATCCACGGTCGGTCATGATCTGCTCAATCAGAGCCATGTTCTCGACAAGTCTCTTGTACTCAGCCTTCATCTGATCGGCATTTGCATCATCGAACTGGATGTTTGCAAGTCTGATAAGGCCGAAGCGGTTGTGTACGTTGACTCCTGAGAACTTGTTGAAGGTGATGTAACCTTCCTTGAAGATTCTCTGTGCACCGGCATTGTCTCTCGGGTTGTAGATGACTGTGCCAGGCTCATAAATCTCAGTCTCGATACCGATGTTTCCTGCGTTCTGCGGATACAGCTTTGAAACTGCGTTCACATCCCACACGACTGCGTAGATGGATGCATACTTGCCAGCCACATAAGCAGATGTGTTGGTGTTGACTCTCTGGTTGTCGAGGACGAAGCAGAGATCGTCTTCCTTCATCTTTGCAAACGGGTTGTTTCCTGCATCGTAAGCAGACATGAACTCGTCATAGTCGCTCAGTTTGCGGGTGTAGTATGCAAATCCCTTCCACAGCTTCCTGTCGACAGCAGCATACTTGTGGTTGTTCGACAGTGCCTTGGAATTACCATAGACAGTGACGTATGCATCAGCACGGTTGATGCCCTCGATGGTAGCGGAAATGTCCTTCCTCTCCTTCTCTGCGACATCCTGAGCCTTTGCGTTCCTTCTCTGAATAGAGTTGAACTTGCATCCGTCTCCAACTCTTCCGAGTCTTGTCTCATACTCGACTGTGTGTCCGTTTCCGCTGAAGGCATCACCTTCATCAGATGCAAGACCGACTGCGGTCTCCTTGACGGACTCCTCGTCCCTCTTTCCTTCGTGGATCGTATCCTCGCTTGCGGGCATATAGGTAGCGTCAACGAGGATGTTTGTGACTGTCTCCATCTCCTTGACAATCTGCTGGGCATACCTGCCGTCGTCAGAATTATCAAAAGCATATTCAAGCGGAGCTCTCACGATTCTCTCAAATGGTTCTGCCATTTTCTACTCCTTAGAATTTTCTGTACTTCGTCACAAGGTCGGTGAAGGGATCACCTGAGCCCTTCTTATGCTCGACTCCTGTGTGTGCGACATCGAGATTGGCAGTTCCTCCGAGGTTCTTGCCTACGATCCTGACGAACTCGAATACGGCAGGGTTTGCCTTCATTTCTGAAATAGCCTTGCGGTAATCGCCTTCGGGAAGAAACTTCTCGATAGCCTTGCCGAAATCACTCTCGGCCTGTTCCCAATCGGCACCATACGAATCCTTGAGAGAATCAAGGGAGTACTTCTTCGGAAGATGCTTGGTAACTGCGTCTGCAATAGCCTTTGCATCCTCCTGTCCGACGTCAGCCTTGTTGAGTAGTCCGGCAACATCAGACAGTTCCTCTGAAATACCTTCGTATTTCTCAGGTGCTTTCCTCTGCGGATTCACTATCGACTCCATGACATCCTTCATGGACTGGAACTTCGAGAGTTTTTCGTTTCCCCAGTATTCCTTTCCGATTGACTTCTGCCATGAGGGATACTTCTCCGCATCCCAAGTTCTGTCTGCGGAAGACTCTGAGTTCACCGAACCGTTCTCAGGCGGGACGTTTACATCTTTGTCAGTCGTTTCCATCACTTTTCTCCTGTTTTCCGCTTGATATCCAGTACAGGATGGTCAAGCATCCAATGTATTACCTTCCGAATCTTGTCTTCCTGATTGAATCCAAGTTCGGTCAGTCTCTGTATTCCGTAGTTCCTCAATGGAACATCCTTCTCGGTGATCGGCTGGAACAGCTTGCAGTCAAGCATGAGGTTGAAAATCTCCAGCTCACCTTCATCAGTGCGGTAGAAATCACACTTACGCTCGATTCTCTCGATCTGTTCCTTCTTCAAAGCCTGATTCTCAAGTATCATCGTCACGCTCCGTACTGATTTGCACCGCCTGCATTGTTATAATTCGATGCCCCAGCGTTATTTCGGTTAATCTCACTCTGTTGGAGTTGCTGTTGCATCATCATCTGTTGCTGTTGCATCTGAGCAATCAGAGCCCTCTCCTCAAGAACCTTCTGCTTGTCTTTCAGAACCCTATGGTCTACTCCGAGACCCATTGCAATTCCCCTTGCCACTTCATCGAAGTCGTAGTTCTGTAAAGCATCGGGCTGTTGTATCTGCATTAAGCTGGCACACTGCTCAAGTAGTGCGATATTCGCATCCCTGTTCGTATAAGCACGAAGTTCCTGAGCGAGAGTGGACTCGATTGTGATCTTTATCTTTCCGTCTCCTGTGAGAATCGAGTAAGCTCCGTCCGGTAATCTTCCGTCCTCGCTCATGACGAGGATGGTGAGATTGACCAGTTTCTCCACGGAAGACTGGAAGTTTCCGAATACTGCCGCAAGGAGTGAAAGCTGTTCTGCCTTTACTGCATTGACCTGAGTTGCGGTATAGACCTTGCTCATCTCCTGCTGTGACAGATAGCTGAAGATGTCGTTGTTGAACATCTTCTGTATGGCTTTCTCCTGTCTTGACTGGAGCTCCATTGCACCTTCGACAGTCTGAGTGATCGGGAACGGCTTTACCTCAAGTTCAGGAGAAGCAACAACGTTCCTTGCTCCAGGATCATCACTGAATGTCTCAAGAGACTGCTGTACTCCCGAAACCGCAGGATGGTTCATCTTCTGAACAGAGAGCATTGTCTCGTACTCAAGACTGTCCATTCTGATAAGCGACTCCATGTTCCTCATGACAGGAGAAGTACCTATCGGGTTGTCTCCGTCTCTTTCCCATGAATCTATTGCGACAGGGAAGAAGTCTGAACCTTCCTCGCTTATGATCTGACTCGGGCCGGAATTTGCTCCTGTCGTGGTATCACCTGCAAGGTAGAGCCACACGACTGCGAAGTTCTTCTCCTTGGCGAATACGTTTCTCTTCCTTGAGTAGAACTTCTTCCTCGGATAGATGCAGAGCAAGAAGTCATACCAAGTCTCAAACGGATCGCCGTCAACGAGAATCTTCTTCATCCAGTCTGGAATTTTGTCACCGAACATCTCATAAGCCTGAGAAACGTTCATGTTTTTCTTATAGAAGAGAGTATCGAACTCACCGAACTGGTTTGTATCAACCCAATACTCCCAAGGAGTAAGTGTGGTATAGACAGTCTTTGCCTTTCTTTTCTTTTCCTTTTTGACTTCCTCTGAATCACCAGCCTCTTCTGTGTAGGAACTTCTTACCATGATTGCAGAACATGCACCGATGATACGATCCTTCACTGCGAGTTTGTGCTCAGGATAGAAATTGGTGGAGCCGAATTCCGACATCACCCTGTTTCTCAGAGAGCCCATGAAGTCATTTGCATTCTGGATATCGTCCTGAGGTGTAAGGTCGACTGATTCATAGGACATTCCGAGCCAGGGGATGTTCGGTGAGACGAGGTTGCCTACGAAGTAATTAACGAAGTCATCAACTGCGTTCTGCGGAACGTTTGAGTGCCTTTCGATATCAGGCACCGGAGAGTTGGAAAGTGAGGCAGATTTAGTCCTGTGATTCGTGATGGCCATAGCGAGCCACCGCTTTTCTTCATTCCGTCTACGGATGTTCTGAAGGTTGCGGTATCTTCTCAGAAGCTGTGCCACAAGATCGTCGTTCTTCATAGCGTCCCCTAAATACAGTGTATCTATTTGTTTTATACACTATATCTAGTGTCATGTTAACCCCCAAGACGCTATGATGTCAACTTTATTCTGTACGGTTGGTATGTATCCTTGGAGAAATAGTTTATTCCCTTGTGTTTCTCAGCTTCTTTCTTCTTGCGTAGGTACTCGTTCATGTCGATTCCCACCATCTGTACACCTACATCGAGATCGACTACCCTACACATAGCGTCCAGTCCGTCATCGTGTTCTCCGAATGGATACTTCACGTATTCCTCTTCAAAGAAGGTAGCCAGCATATCCTCTTTCTTGCCTTTCCAGTTCACATGAACGGCTGAATCGACGAATCTGTGACGTCCCTGTTTCAGAGAAGGCTGTAATGCACTTATCCTCAAGTCCTTGAACTTCAGGTTGGAACCGCTTGCGGTCATTCCGTAATTGAGTTTAGGTTTGCCGGAGGCTTCCAATATATCGAACACGTACCCTGTCTGATTCATGACGTACTGGTAGTGCTGGATATCTGACTGCATGGAGACTCTTTCGTAGAAAACAGTGGGTCTCTTACGTGAATTGGTGAATCTAGCTACCAAATCGAACAAAGCCTTCTGTTTCCCTTCCAAAGACAGCTTGTCTCTTATCAGATCAGCCCATAGGAAGGTCTTGTCATCTCCTCTTCCTGAAACACCAACCGCCCACATGATTGTATTATCGGCATCATCTGAGACTTTCTGAGCAGGGTCGACGATGATGTACCAGTTCCAGGCATCCATATTCACTTCGGTCAAGGCGATTCTCGGAGGAATCCACTCCATGAGGAAGTTGAAGGCAGAATTTGCCTGAGGATCGCAGTACATCTGAGTCGCTACGACACTTCCGTGCATCCTTGAAAGTTTCCACTTCAATACAGGCTCGGAATAGAGAACGGACTTTCCATCATCATCGACACACGGATACTTACGCAGCTTAACAGTTCCGTCTTTCAGAATCTTTTCATAGGTATCACCCAAAGCGTAGCGTGTTCCTATCATTCTGATACGCATGTTTGCAGTTGATCCTGTGTTCAGAGACATCTCGAACTGGCTTGTGGTTTTTTCTATCTGAGATTTCGTAGCTACTGACTCAGGAGTAACCGTATCATCATAGATAAGGAGGTTGTAGTGTCCTCCTGTCTTCTGTCCGGTAACCAGTCCTGAACACTCAAGCGTATGCTCCTTAGGATTACCTTTTCGTTTTACGTTGAATCCGTCATTGCTCCACTCCATCTTGTGTGAATTTCCGAATTCGTCTTTCCATGAAGAGACATTCGTGTTCGTAAAAAGAATTTCGGGAAAGCACATGAGCAGAATCTGATTACCCTGAAGAGCGTTCTTGATCTGAACAAGCATCTTCTGAGCAGTTGAGACGTTGTAACTATATATACATATCGTAATCTCGGGATTCTTGAGGATTTCCTGCACAGTCATGCCGAAAGTGATGATCGAACTTTTGTAATGGTCACGGCTCCATATATCCAAGTATCCGTCAGGCTCACGCTGTATCTCCTGACACCTTTCGAATAGGAACGGACGGTAGTATCTCCATCTTCTTCCCTTCTTCGGGTCTTCGATTATATTTCCCAGACTATCCTTTACGAGTTCATCGCCCTCACCCTTCGGGACTTCAACCCCATCTATTGTCAGAAGGTCATTCTCCCACCACTCCTCGTAGCAGATATCATGCCTCTCTAATATATAATAGAATAAGAAGTAGACATCAGACAGGATCATCCTACGCAAGAACCCTATCTCCTCTCCGAGTTCCTTGGCTTCCTTCCAGGCTTTCTCGACTTTCTTATGATAGTTAAGCTGTCTCTTTATCCTTTCAGCCCTCGTCATCACTTTCCTCCGTGTAGTCCGACTGCAAAGAAGCAATCAACTGATCCATCCGCTTGGAAACAGCCGTGCTTCTCTGCTCCACCGGAACGTGCTTGTCCTGCATCTTCTTCAACTGAACCAAAACCTTCGCTGCTTCACAGGAATCCTTGAACGTAGGCTCTATCACAAGCTGTCTTCCGTCTTTCGAAACAGCCATCCTTGAGGTTTTCCCAGTTAGGATAAGCGTCATCATCTCGACTATCAGCGGTTCATCCACTACACCTTCCACAGAAACAGGCATCGGCTTGTTCATAACGATGTAATTATGTACAAGAGGGTCTTTCAGCATCCTTCGACCTAGGTTGTCAGCCAACTGTCTCTGCCTTTTGTCCGTTCTGTCACAGTCACTCTTGAACCCAGCGGCGAATACCGCATCAGCTACGTTCCCGCATTTGATGTAAAGATCAACAAACTTCCTCTTCTTCGGGCTTAAATCCGCATATTTCTTTATCGGTGGCACTTTCTTCTCCTTGCAACACTAAATACGTGGTAATTCTGGATATAATGTTGTCTCTTAACCCTAAATATAGTGTATGACCTTCCTGTTTTCAACCCAAAGGCATGGATAGGAAAGCCTTAAACAACCCAATATGCATAGAATATTCACCCTTTGCTTATACAACCTCGGGAAAATCAGACACTTTTGGATTTTTATCAATGGCAAATACAGCTTTTATACACTGTTTAATCTCCCTTGGAAAAATTTTCGCAAAGTCTGAGAGGCTAAGTGGTGTGGTTCGGATGAGTGAACGGTCGGGTGGGGGTATGGGTTTTGACCTGAGAGATCAATTTTTGTAAGTGCTTGGATTGCAGGGAGATGCGAGTGGGTGTGTGCGAGGATGAACTCTGATTGGCAAACTAAGTTTGATGGTGGGAGTTAGTGAGGTGGTCAAGAGGCTGGCTAGGAGGCATAGAGGCAGTCATGTAATGACTGGTGGTCATGGGTATGGGAGTGTGTAGGTATGTAGGAGACTTACGGAGTAAGTCAGGGACAAACCCGCTTGGCTGTTCTTTGGCTGTAAAAATCTTCGCCCCTGTTTCCGTAGGCATTATGCGTAGGAGAAATCACACGCTGATTTTCTCGGTAAAAACCCTGCTCAGCCCTAGCATAACAATTCTGTCTAGGTCAAGGGAGTTTCGTTCCTAACGGAACTCACTCTGTTTCCTTGACCGAGACGAATTAAGTTATGCGTACGGTGGAAGTGTCAGTTCGGCAAGACGGATTGACCACTGAACCTAGTTCGGTGAGCAAACACACAGGAGGCTCGGACATGAGCACCAACACAAACGCAAACATCACCAACACTTCTGCTGAGCAGAACCGCATCGACTCCATTTTCGTGAAGCACCTTGGAGCACGTGTGTCGCTGAAAGCGACAGTCATGGTTCACCACTATGGCGAAAGGGAAATCAAGTTTCTTGATTTCACAGACATGAGCAACGACGCTCACGTTCTCGCACTCCCCGCTCTCGGGCTCAAGGGTGAGGACAGGGTTCGTCTTGTCTCCAAGGGAGACAGTGCCAAGGCAAAGTTCCGCAGGGATAACCTTTCCGTAGGAAAGATTAAGTCCGCAGTGAACGAAGCTTCACGTGGCATGAAGTGGGAGGAGTTCGTAGAACTCGTGGCAACGATGGAGAAGTACACATACGCCAAGGGCGAGGACGGCAAGCGTGTGAAGACTGGAACGGAACTCCGCTACAAGACAGTGCATAGCACTGATGCAGAACTCCACTTCATGCAGAAGTACGTCTTCAAAGACGTCCAGTGCTACCTCAAGAGCCTCGCTTACAGCGAGAAAAGGGCTATGTCCCCTGAGGACAAGGCTCGTGCAAGGGCAGAGGCAGCGATCAAGCGTGCGGAAGAGATGCTTGCCAGGGCTAAGGCAGACGCTTCCAAGCTTACAGCTTGAGTCTGGTTTCCTCCGGATATCCCACGTAAGTGGGGTATCCCACAGGACATCAGATGTACGAGGTCACTTGCGTTTCCACGTTTCGGGTCACGCAGATGTAACGATGCTTTCCAGCCAATGGCGGTCAGCAATCGTGAAACGATTGGATTTTTGAACATGATTAGCGTAGGGGTCTGCGATACCGCCTTACAAGCGGTGGATGGCGAGGAGCAGTAGTGGACACAATTGCAGGATTCTTGGGGTCGTTCCCACCTGCACAAGTAAACAAACGACGAGGACTTAGACCGGAATGGGAGTCTGTCTAGTATCCTAGAACGACAGTCAGAACTACATCAGATAAGCCAGTCCGAGGGACTGGGGTAAAGGCGGTGTACTAACGGAGTAGGTGCAATCTCAGGAAAGCGTGTAACACCCACGATGGGGCTCATACACCTGTAAAAGCGTCCTCGGAAAGCGGAAGTCGAAACTCACTGGTGGTCTTATGCGTGGCACTAGATGCAAGCTATAAACTAGTGCCACAAATTAAGCCCATCCGTAGGATGGAAAGGAGGATTGCATGAACATACTCACGATCATCACGTGTGTACTTTCGGACTGCATGGGTTATGTGATAACATATGACTCATGCGAGGGAAGGTACATAAACATGTCGAAAGCTAAAGCTTTGGCACAGTTTAGGGAAGATTTCGGACTCAAAGGAAAAAGGCTGGAGAGATTATGAGATTCGTAGAATTGCTGGAAGAACTGGATGTGGAAAACACACCCAAAGACGAACTGGTTGAGAAGCTTATAAAGCTTTCTCATGAAGACTTGGATATCCTGGGCATGCCGTTTGGTGTAAGACACACGGATTACCACCGCCTGTCATACATACCGAAGGACTACAACGGACTTGTCCTTTCAGGACATCCTGTGAAAGAGGATGCAATAGCAATGAAGCTGAAATTCATCAGGTAAAGGCACAATCATCGAATTACTTAATGACCACCGAATTATCGGTGGTTTTTTATTTGGAGGACGGACAATGAGGCATTTTGTAGTATTCAGCACCCATAAAGATGGGTGGACTGTTGAGGCTGTATCAGCAGATAGGGAAACAGCAAACGAATTGGCAGGAATTCTGAGTGAGAGATATAAAACAAACTGCACTGTCGTTGCTTATGAGGATTCTGTTCCTGTTGAACGGCATATTTAATCACACAAGGTCATAGGAGAAGGGATTAGCGAAAGCTAGTCCCTTTTTTCATGCTCTTGTGAGCAGGAATTTCAATGGCAAAGGAGTATTACCATGCCGAACTATTTGGAACTGACGGAAGTAGAGTTCAAGCAGGTGCTTGAAGCGTATCTGATTGCACTGGCACAGACAGTGCTGGTTTTGGAGGGTTCAAGGGAATGAGTGAGTATCAGAGAAAAAAGTATGCCTGTGTAGAAGCCAACTTCCTTCACAATCTCAGCATCTACGACAGGCAGGTTCGGATGGGTTATAAACCCGTTGAGTACCCTACTACCTCGCTGGTGATGGGTAATCACGTCCGATCAGTTGTATATGTACACGATTCACAGCATTTGCTCAAGAGGGTCTTCGCATGAGTATCGAAATCGTAATCAGGGCTATGAAGAACTTCGGAGCAACAGGTTTCAAGTGTCACAGGGACTCAAGCGGTCTCTGTGACATTTCTTTCAAGTATGGCGGGATTTATATTCCTGTATCTCCCGACAGCGTTATGGAGTGGGCATCAAGATGAAAGTAAACGAGTTTTTGGCAGAGGTCTACGAATGGCTTTGCAGACCGAACAACAGGTGTGTCGAGGATTGGCATTATTCATGTGCCAATGTCGAGGATGAAAAGTCTTTCCGTGGGACTATCAGACAGTTTCTCACGCAGAGGTTCTGGCAGATGTTCGGATGTAAGCCGGACAGTAATTTCATGTACAGATGTACCAACAGGTATATCCACAACATGTTCAATTGAGGTGCGTATGAAGACAGTGAAAATATATTACAAACAGGCTAAGCCGTGGAAATGGAACGCTGACAAGGCGTTGAAGGTGTTCGTTGACGGAGAGAGTATCGGAAGATACTGGGACTTGACCAAGGACGAGGTGTGCAGGCTCGTGCACAGGATGTTCAGCGTCAAGCGTGTGAAGTGTGAGGTGCATTATGGCGAGAAAATCCCCGATTGAGATTGCCAAGGAAGACCTTGAGTACATGGTACTCGGGGAATACTGCCCGATTGAAACATTTTGGGAGAACGTGGGTGACGAACAGAAAATCGTGATAGCGGAACTGTTCGATATCGCAGAAGAGAATGACGAGAAAGCCTATTACAGCAAATTGAGGGCTCTCATGAACAGATACATCTGAGGAGATTCAAGATGAAGAAAAACACAGACGAAAACAGCAGACTTTCTGCTATGGGCAAACAGTTTCTTTTCCTGTTCAATGACATCGAGAAGAAAGCGAAAGAGGAAGGCAAGGACTGGAGATTCTACTTCAACGTCAAGCGTGGAGTTCCGATGAACTACTTTCACCGCAAGCCGTTTGAGCGTTCCAACATCATGGCATGCATGCTCTGCGGTGCAGTGTACACGATCACGAAAACACAGCTCACCAAAATCAGGGATGAAGTGTGCGGACTCAGAGGACTTCCAGTGGAGGGTTTCAAGAACGACAAGGAGCGTGAGCGTGTAGAAGCTGTCCGCAAGATGGCATACAAGAAATTCGAGGAAGATGGCGGTAAATTGCCAAAGGCAAAACTCTATCCCATCTTCAATGCTGATGGCTCTCCGAAACTGGACAAACACGGCAATCAGGAAATGTGCTATCACAGAGTCCCGATTGTCTGCTGTTTCCCCTACGAGAAGAAGGACTGGAAGACCAAGGAGCCGATTCTTGACGATGAAGGTAATCCTGTTATCGAGTTCGGATGGACGCTTCACTGGGAGTGGGACGTACACGAGATCGAAAACTATGATTTCCACATCCCCGAGGAAGAGTATCAGCCCAAGGAGTTCATATCGCACGAAAAGGCTGAGGCTATGCTCTCCGACATGATTGAGAAATCGGGAGTCAAGGTGAGTTATGACAATCCCCTTGGACAGCCGAGTTTCTTCCGTCCGTCTGACGATTCGATCCACCTGTGCGAGAGGAAGTACTACGACACCATCCCCTACTACTTCTACTCGGTGTTCTCCCATGAGTTCGGACATTCCACTGGAATGGCTCAGAGGATGAACAGGGCTGGTATCGTCAAGTGTGTCGGAAGCACACGCAGCATAGAAACATACGCTGAGGAGGAACTTGTGGCTCAGTTCTTCGCAATCATCATGATGAAGCTGGTTTTCGGTATCAGTGATACCTATGACAACGATGTGAAGTACATAGCTTCATGGTGGGAGGAATTGAGGAATGACCCGAACAAATTCGCCTGGGCGTTCACCAATGCATACAAGGCATACGAGTGGGTAATGGTTCTGCTCGGAGAAAAACAGGAAAAGGAGGTCGCATGATAGACGAAAGATTTAAGCCTATTAAGGCAGACGCAGACTTGATGCACATGATAACCGGATCATATGAGGCTGATGCATACACTTTCCGTGCTTTTGACAAATGGGAGGATGCAGTCGAGGAATCATTCAGTCCTGATTGGATGTCTGATTTGTGGTATCCGACTGATTGTCTCGTGATAGGCAAGATGTATCTTCTGTTGCTGGATAACGGAGCACTGTATGTGGTCGATATAGCCGATGCAGAACGTCAGTTCATGAGAGGAATCGAAGATACATTAGCCGAAATGCTTAAAGCAATCGGCTGAATTTTTTTACACTGAACTACTTAACTGGTGTCGAATATCATCAGTTAAGTAGTCTACAATTTGAGAGGAGAAACAGACATGAAAGGATTACATCACATCGTATTTGAGTATGCAGATGCACTGAGCAACTGGCAGTGGAGAAGACAGGAGTGTTCAGTATCATCCGTTTCTGAATGTATCAGAATCTACGGACTCGGAGTGGACTGCGATTACAGGATTATATCTGACGAGATTGAGGAGGACTGAGTATGGGAAACAGACTGGTTATCAGCGTTGAGAAAAACGGAGAGCCGATGCTCTCAATCTACTGGCATTGGGATGCGGACCGTGCGAGATCATTCGTACACAAATGTGAGTTGTTAAAGATTCTCGATAAGGACGATTCATTGGAAAGAATGTGCAAAAAGATATGTGCGTTCTACAAGGATGCAGGACTGGTCACAAGCGATGGATGGTGGCATGAGTCTTGGGGAAACAACAACTTGGTCAAGGAATACCCCGAGGAAATCAAGGTTGTCAGAGAGATGCTGAAAAAAGGTATTCCCGAGGGCAAGGACAGGAACGAAGGTTTGATTTCAATAACCCCCAAGCTTATCGAGCAGATGAAATGGATGTGGGCAGACAGTACCGAGATACTGGACTTGGAAGACCCCGACTTCTCCATCTTCGACTCCATGTGGCTCTGTGAAGACCCCGAGGACTATGCCGATGATGAAATCTTGGACATGCCCAAAAAGATGTGTCTGACAGTAACCAAGGACAACGTGGGCGAAATACTTCATCGGTTCTTCACAATCTATGACGGATTCTATCGTGATCCTGTATCCGGTGCGATCTATCAGCTTTGCTAGGAGGAACTATGGACGAGAAAACACCCAAGGAAAGAGCGAGAGAGTACATCGGAAAACTCTTCAATCAGTATGCAGACTGGGAGAACGAGAATCGTTTCAACATGAAGTATGCCGACAACAATCTGTTTGACCAAATGTTCACGGAAAACAGGATGCTAGACATATTCAGACAGGAACTCACCCACTTGCAGAACATCGTCAATGATATCGAGGAGGCTTCATGAAGCAGTTGGTTTCCATCAACGGCATAAGACTCACCGCCAAGTGGTTTGCCTATGATGGTTGTCACAAAATCTACACGCTTGAGAACGAGAGGGAAAAACAGGAGGCACTGTCATACGGCTTGAAGGTTCTTCCTATCGGGAAAATACGCATGACTTTCAAGAACTCCTGTCCGTTGAGGTACATAGACTCATGGAATCTTGAACGTGAGTATGTACCTCAGTTCTCGTCGGCAAGGAGAATCCGTTGGGAATATGAAGTCAAGTCAGAGGAGGCAATATGACATTCAAAGAAGCCAATGAAAGAATACAGTATTTGGACAGTCCGTATTATGGCTATGAGTTCGATCCTGAACTTTATGAAACCAAGGAAGAATACGAAAAGGAAGTCGCAGATGGTGAAGCCAAGAACAATGAAGCTTGGGACACATTCGGCATAGAGGAAACGCATGAAATCTGTGAACACTGTCATAGAAGCGGAGTGTGTGCAGTAACAAGACACACTTATTACAGCAAGTCAACACTTGTTATCACAGCATGTAAGCAATTCGTATCTGATGAAATTCCTGACCCAAGAGAAGATGAGTACACAAAGGACTGGACTTATGAAGACTGGTCTAAAGGAAGGTGATTATGGAGCCATACGAGGTTTGGTATCAGGACGGACGCACGAGGAAGATGTGTTTGACGTAGAGACGCTAAAAGCCGACGGAAAACCTTTGGAGGAAAAAGAATGACATATGAAGACAGACAACTAGCGAAGAAGATTGTCAACGAAAAGGGCATGGAGCTTGTAAATCCCATCAACAGGCCTGATATTCTCGCATGGAATGGAAAGAAGCGTTTTTACATCCTTTTCACCGACATGGATGGCGTTTTACATCAGACCGAAGCCAATTATATGCACGACAACTTTGGTCGCTCACATTTTGAGACTGTTTCGGATGTGCGTGTCAGCAACGGTTCTTATATTCCGGCAGGGCGTCCGATATCAGGAGTGATTGCATATAAGGAATTGGAGGAAGTATGAGCAACATCGGTACGATCACGCTTCACGGACTGTAGTTCCGCATCCGTGAGAACAGACGTTTTAGGACAGCCCGACTCTGCATCGAGGTCAGGGAGGACGGCAGATGGCTTCGTGTCTGCCGTCATGACAAGCTGTGCAGATGCACGGAAGTCGGCAGGAGGAAAGCCTGTTGACTGTCGCAAGAGAATCATGAGGAGGACGAGATGGAAGATGGCGAGCACGTTGTAGTGCTTCTTCGGAAAGTGAAGAAGAACGAAACAATGACAGCACTAAGAAACAGGATGTCCAAGTGTCCTATCTGCGGACGGAAAGCGTTCCTTGACCATGACGTAGTGGACGGATTCGACTTCGGATACTCGGCTGGCTGTCCTTCGTTCTGTTTGGACGATGGGATACACGGCATAAGCGAGATGCAAGACCCGAGAAGTCCGAGGGTCTACGGATACAGTCCCAAGAATACTTTCGACAAGTGGGAGGAATACTGCAAGGACATGGAGGAATACAAGTATGGATGATGTGAAGTTTTACAAACCAGTGTTGAGTGAAAAGCAGATGCGTCTTGTACACAAGGCACTGTATGAGGCAATAGGCAGACGCAAGACGTACAGGGACATGCCAGAGGACGAGAGAAAGAGAATGAGAGCCGAGGCAGCAGGGATGCAGAGAGCCGACAACAAGATTCTCCGTTCAATGGCAAGGTCTTTCATAGGACTGGATGATGAATCAGAAGATTCAGTTTGCTGATTACGTTCATGAACTCAGGAGACTCGGGTTCAAGCGTAGAAGTATATGGGAGCGTTTTCTCAGATCAAACGGATACTGGGGAATCACCAAGAAACAGGCGGTTGAAATAATCAACGCCAAAGGAGAGAAAGATGGTTGATTTGACTGTCGGAACAATTGATGCCAAGGACAGGAACAGACTGGCAATCGTGAAGTATCTGTCAGACAGGACACTGGAAGACGAGACACTGGAAGAGGCTTGCAAGAAGCCAAACAAGACCCTTGACGGAGTAATGAACTACGTACTCCAGGAAGCAAGGAAACTTGCCTTCAAGAACTGTGCAATGGTCGAGGACGATACAGTGTACAACTGGGTGATTCACTACATCACCGAGGATTCACTGGATTGTGAGCCCAAGCCCGAGCCTGTAAGACCGAACACATCAGTAACAGATTACCTTGCCAAGTGGAGAGCAGAACACCCCACTCCTGTCACCCCGTCCAAGCCTGTCGATACAAGCGGACAGCTTATGTTCGAGTTCTGAGGTGCTTATGAGAAAGGTAATCGTATTTAATCGTGAGGGTCTTTCGATCACATTGAAGTCGGTCAATGAGACTGCAAGAAGTTTGGGAACAACCGACACCACAATCAGAACGAGGATAAGGGACGGCAACTGGATCATCCGCAAGGGACTGTGTGCAGTCAAGGTGAGGTATGCAGATGAAGCTAGTTGATTACGTTAACAAACACATACAGGAGATACCGCCTGAGGTTGAATCCTGGGCGAAACAGACACACTACAACAACCCCTGTTACTGCTCACTGGTAAAGAGGGATTGCGGACAGATTTACGAGGCTATCTACGGAGTCAAGCGGATAAAGGGAAAGACATACATCCAGCTTTTGGCTATCGACACCGAGAAGGAAGGAAGGTTCGTCCGCAACTGTTATTACTCATGGTACGGAATGGCAAGCGGATTTCACTCATACGGATACACAGGAAAAGCAACGAGTCTAGGATACTACGGAGAGATGGATTATGAGTCAGTATTGGGTGAGGCAAGAGACATATTCGACACCGACAAGATACACCGAGAATGTATCAATGCATCCGAATTATCCAACCTTGAGCCGAATCTTAGATACTGTGCCTACAAGCAACTCTTTGTGGAGCCTATAACTTATCTTCGAATTTACAGAAAGTATCCGAAACAAGCCGAGATGCTGATGAAGTTCAACCTCACCAAGATGCTGAGCGAGAACAACTGCAAGAAGCTGAGTGAGAATCCCCTATTCCACCGATGGTTGGAGAGACACCATGAGCAGTGCAAGTGGATGGCTTATCAGACAGCGTTCAATTCGTTCAAGAAGAATCCCGAGACTGATCCACGTGATTATGAGAACTCACTGGCATATCGTATCCAGTGCGGAAGGGAACTTGGAGTCGAGAACAAGGCTGTGTATGCCAAGATGCTCAAGTACACAACACAGGAAAAGCTGGTGAAGTGGATGGACGAGAACAGAATCAGTTCAAGGACGTACAACGACTACATCAGGGCTTGTGACTGGTTGAAGAAAGACTTCTCCGATACCAAGGTTCTGTTTCCTAGGAACTTCCAAGAGGTTCATGACCTGTACACCAAACAGTACGGAGCATGGAAAGCAGAACAGGCAAGGCTTGCTGAAATCGAGAGACAGAGAAGAATCGCCAAGCAGAAGAAGGAAGAACGAGAGAGAGCCAAGAGCCTTGGTGAAAACCTCAAGGAGATGGCAGACAGGTTCTCGTTCCTTGCAAAGACTGGTGACGATTACATGGTGAAGGTCGCAAGGTCTAAGCTTGATCTGATTGACGAAGGTTCTGCACTGAACATCTGTGTCGGCTACATGGGCTATGACGAGAGGATGGCTGAGGGAAAGTCGATAATCTGCTTCATCAGAAGAACAACCGAGCCTGACGTTCCGTTTGTCTGTGCTGAAGTCAAGGTAGGTGCAACACTCAAGCTGGTGCAGTGCAACGGAGAGAAGAACAAGAACGTACCGGAAGTAAAGCAATTCACGGACGAATGGATGGAGTACGCAAACAGGAGGTACAAGGATGCTGTTTGAAGAATGGGAAGAAGGTACTGACCTTCACGACTATGACGAGTACAAACTCGCTGAGCAACTGTACAACGTGATGCCGAACAACTTCGACAAGAACAAGCTGTATAAACTCAGGCTGGCTATGACGAAAGACCACTTCTCTTTCCTGTGTTCACTGGCAAGCATGAACTCTGCAAGGGAAACGTATCTTCGGGAGAGGAACGACAAGCTGGCTGAGAAGGATAGGTTCGTGACTGACATGATAGACACGCTCAACAAGGAAATGTCCGTTGACCTGATTCACAAGTACATACTCCTGAAAGGAAACGATGCACTGAACGCAAAGGTGAATGAACTGGAAAAGAAATGGGAGGAACTTAATGGCTAACACCAACACAGTAATGATCCGCAAGCATGATGTGCTCATGCAACTGGATGAAGTAATCGTGGAGATACAACGTGAAGCTGATGATTCACAATCCAAGTACAATCACGAGATAAGCGTAGCGAACAGGGCATACTGGCAGGGAATGAACACAGGAACAAACGCCGCAGTCAGGAAGCTTGAGGCTCTGAGGTCGATGCTGGATGCCTACTGAGAAGCAGAGAGGAAAACCTTTTCTTTTCTTTTTCTTTTCTTTTAATAGGAGAGATGATGAGCATAGTTCATCCAGTCTTAGCTTGATTACAAGGGTTGTTGAGAGGAAAGGAAGATAATGAATGATGGTATAACTAAGCCTAGGTTAGTATGAATATGAGTGATTTCACTCAAAGTATTACGAAAGCTTAGAAGTACTAGACAAGGTTGAGTAGTTTACGGATTACATACTTGGTCTGTTCATCGGTATCAATGTAGGCTTTCAGTACCTTGCTGATGTCAGCGTTCTTTTCATCAGCTACCTTACCGAGAACAAGCCAGTCCAAGGTTACATTCAGGTAATCAGCGAGAACAATGGTGTCTACGAGATTGGGAAGTTTGTTATGGGTTCTGAGTCCACGGATAGTGTTGTGGCTTACTCCTGCCCTGTTGCAGATAGTCTCCAATGAGTCTGTTCTTACTTGATCGAATCTATCCCAGAACTTGGTTACATTGATTTCAGTCATGGTTTGCATGATAAATCCCTCCGAGATTAAAAGATACTAACTCTGTGTGAGATTTGAAACTTTTTCGTTGACATTGTTTCTGTTTTCGTCTATGATTAGCTAAAGAGGAGTGAAATTTGAAACATGGACAGCAAAGATTACGGAGTGAAGTTCGAGAGCATCACAGTTGCCAAGCTCACCGGACTTGAGAAGGACAGCATCAGCGAGGCAAGGAAGGCTTACAACCGCAACAGAGAGAAGCCTGTGAAGCTGATGGAGTTCCGCAAGATGTTACTTGTCACTGGTGCAGAGAGAATCCTCTGTGGAGGTGGCAATGACTAGGATCATCCATGACGGAACAATCATGTTCCTGCTCAATGAGGCTGAGGCTGATGAATATCAAAGCCTTCTGAGGGAAACAGGACGTGACGAGATGTGGGGACGCAAGGACATAGCCAACTACCTTGGAATATCCCCATCGAGACTGAGCGAGTGTCCCTGGCTCTTCCCTTTCTTCGGACAGGGCATGAAGCGTAAGAGAAACGCAACTTGGACAAAGCGTGAGGTTGTCCAGTGGAACAAGAAATCACCGATGCAGTTGAAGGAGGAGTACCTTGCTAGTTTTGGACACTGAGATAATGAGAGAGTTCCTTGAGGCGATAGACATTCTCGGAACTTCCCACGCCACAAAGATAATGCGGTTCGTTGAGGAAGTTCTGAAGAACACCAAGGCTCTTGAGAACGAGTTGGTGAAGAAGAAGATGCAGCTAGACGAAAAGGACGAACAGATTGCATGTCTGATGCGTTCCATTGACGAGATGCAGGAGGAAGCCGATGAAGCTGAAGGAAGCGTTTGAGGCAGAGATTGAACGGCAGTACCAACAGATTGCCGAACAGTCTGACAAGCTGGATATCCCTTCGTATGAAGGTGATTCACAATAGTATCTGAACGGAGAAGCACCGTTCTGAGGAGGTTCCAATGGTAGACATGGCGTTTGTACATGGGTTGGAAAAGGCAAAGTCAATCATCAATGAACGGATTGACGAGAACAAAGAGAAGATGGAAGAGTTCGCTGAAAACTACACAAGGTTCTGCATACAGCATCCCAACGACATCTTCTATCACCACCTGAAAGACAGCTACTCCAAGATGTACATGGAGTACGACAACGAGAACGATTCACTGACTCTCATGCTCTCAAGGATTGATGAAGAGATCGAAAAGCAGATGAACGTAGATGCAGAGGAGGCAGTATGAATCTTGATTACGTTAACAACTGGTCAGAAAAAATGAATGGCAGTCACAAATCCCTAAGTAAAGATGAGTTCTCCGTCACAGAACTTCTCAAGGACGCAACCGCCATAATTTTGAAGCGTAGACATTATAACGCTATTCCCACCGACATTCAAGCTATGGCGGATATCAATGCAGGTACAGCCGTACATGAATCCCTTGAAGAGTCTGCTAGAGAAGCTGGCTGGGTGACTGAGGTTGAACTGAGCGTCCCCATAGAGGCTGATACTGGCAAATTCTACCTCTACGGCAAGTGTGACCTCTATCGTGACGGAATCCTCGCTGATATCAAGAACACAAAGGAAGCTTCATACAACAAGGCTCTTGCAGGACTGGACGAGGAATGGAAGAAACAGCTTACCGCTTATGCCTTTATGCTTGAGACACTGGATTCAGAGGGAAGTCTGTACGGAGACTGGTACAAAGGCATTGACGTGATGCAGATTCACGCAAGAATCACAGACCTTTCAGTTGTAGGTAATGCCAAGAAGGGAGAATCCACCGACAAGTGGAGAGTCCTGAACTTTGATCCACCATCAGCCGACGATTACGAAGACATTCTCACACAGTTCATCTACAAGGTGAATCTCATAAGGGCATTGGAGAATGTAGCTGATGAAGACCTTCCTATCTGTTCCGATAAATTCAGATTCGCTGAGAGCAAATGGAAGATCTACGGCAAGAACAAATCAGGTGAGTGGAAGAAGACGGCAGAGAACGGACACGCCAACTACACTTCCGAAGCCGAAGCCAAGGAAGCCTTTGACAAGGCAGGATTCACCGAGGCTGACCACAAGATCGAGAAGGTCGGTGGTGAGTCACTGAAATGCAGGTACTTCTGTGATGTGGCACAGTGGTGTCCTCACTACAAGAAAATGATGGAGGCAATCAATGAGTAAGAAAGAGATACCGATGAGTCTTATGTATACACTGGCTTTCTACTATCAGAACCCACGTGCTTATCTGAGGTATTTCAGCAGCTACCCTGTTGCAACCGCTACTTACAGATGGAAACACAAACTGGAGGCAAAGAATGAGTCTAGGAAGTGAGATACGGTCTGAGATTGCTACTGAATCTGCCATGTGGGACTTCGATGAGCTCCCCGCTCCTGATACATGCAACATTTGCGGTGGTAGTGTTCGACTTGTCAACAATGAGACAATTTATGGGAAACCTTATGGCAAGTATCCATACGTATATTATTGCAGTGCTTGTGGCGCATATGTAGGTGTTCATCCTGACAATTCCCCATTGGGTATTCTTGCTGACAAAGAAATGAGAGAACTCAGATCCCGATGCCATGAATTATTTGATAAGACATGGAAGAACAAGACTCAGAGAACAATCAACTACGGCAAACTTGCAATGAAACTTAGGGTAAGAAAGGCTCATTTTGCATGGATGTCTAAGGAAGAGCTCAGAAAAGCGATAAAGATACTGGAGGCAAAGAATGATAAGAACACTGAACGCACATGAGATAAATGCAAGAGTCAATCAGGTATTCGTATCCGAAAAGTGGAGAGGTGTATCCATCCTGCTCTACAAGGATGCAAGATGTGACATGGCTATCCTCGATGAACATTTCGGTTCATCCAACTGGAAGGTTGACTATCAGATGATAGGTTCACAGATGTTCTGCACTATCTCGTTTTGGGATGAAGCAAAACAGCAGTGGATTACAAAGCAGTCCAACGGCACTGAGTCCAACTTGGAAGCCGAGAAGGGACAAGCCTCTGATGCCTTCAAGCGTGCCGGATTCATGGTAGGTGTCGGCAGGGAACTCTACACTGCTCCCGATATCATGATTACCTGCGACAAGGAAGGTGAGATCACAACCAAGAAAGACAACTACGGCAAGGACAAGCACATATGTAACTGCAAGTTCGATGTCAAGGAAATCGGATACAACGAGCACAGGGAAATCTCCCATCTTGTGATTACCAAGACATACCGCAAGCAGACAGAGATTTCCTTTACTTGGGATTCAGACAAGCCAGCAAGCAAGCCAGCACCGAAGACACAGCCAGCTACCGAGACTCCTAACCTTACCATAGGAACTCCTGAGCAGACTGTTCCTGAGTGGAAGGTGTTCTATGACGAACTCTCAAGGCGGTGTCCCGACAAGGATAAGCTTGCCGAACTCTGCAAGATGAACGGAGTCAAGTCCGCAAAGGAACTTACCAAGTTCAAGTATGAGGCTATCAAGAGGGCAATTGCGTGATAAGACACTTCCTTTTCCACAAGGGTGATTCTTCTTCCGAGTTGCTTACTACGATTCGACAGTTCATCGGTGAATATCCCAACGGAGTCACGGTGACTGTCGAGCCGTACTACCAACAGAGGACAGGAAAGCAGAACGCTCTTTATCAGCTTCTTGTCCATCGGCTTGCAATACAAAGCGGACTGGACGAGGAGTACATAAAGGACGAGGCGAAGAAGATCGCAATCGGCTGGGGCTATCCGGTCAAGCGTGACGAGGACGGATACCCCTTGGAAGTAAACGGAACGTATGTCGGTATCTCTTCAAGGGATGCCAACATAGCACAGTTCAACATGCTGGTTGATGCTCTGTATCAGCTTGCATTGAGGAACGACATAATCCTGGAGGATGTGAAAGGATGATTACCTACACAATCATAGGTCGGCTGATAAACGATGCCGAAGCCAAGAGCGACAAGAACGGCAACAACATCGAGAAGTTCACAGTGGCCGTGAATCAGAACAAGGACAAGTCAAGACTCTATACATGTTACTACCACGGAGAGCGAGGAAGGAAGATTCATGCCTACCTTCTGAGAGGCAGACAGGTTCAGATAGTCGGTTCACCTGAGTGGAGAGACTACAACGGCAAGGAGTATGAGAACGTCAGCGTTTCTCTGATCGAACTGCTGGGAAACAAGAACGAACAGGGTTACTCCCCTGCTCCTTCACAGTCTGAGGATAATCCTGACGGACTCCCATATCAGATGGACGGCAAGTTCTTCAAGTCAAGAGAGGAACTTGAGAAATACAAGGAATCAGTGTTCGGAAAAGGCCCTGAGGCTTTCGATGATGGTGATGATATTCCGTTTTGACCTGAGGTGAGTAATGGCAAAAGCAATAAAACCCAAGCAGCGTTCATCACTGAAACCGAAGAAGAAGAAACTGCACACAAGGACACAGTGCCTTACATTAGCTCAGAAGCTGTGCAAGTACAGGGAGTTGAAGGAGTACGGCAGACTGTGGTGCATCAGTTGCGGACAGCCTCTTGTGTTCGGTGACGCAAACACACAGGGCGGACACCTGATTTCAAGATCAGACTATGCAACTGAAACCGAGCCCGACAATCTGTGGCCTCAGTGCAGAGTTTGCAACGTATTGAAGAACGGCAACGTGATTGCCTATAGGTACAATCTCGTGAGGTTAATCGGCATCGAGAGAGTACAGAGACTTGAATACATGTCTATGGCAAGACGTGGTGATGAAGAAGCACTGGAAAAGCTTTCTCCTGAGGACAGGGAGCTTGCAACCATGAAGAAGAGTGCAAGGTATTATGACGCTCTATATCAGAAGCTCAAGTCCGAGTTGGGTGAACTTGAGAGCCAGTTCATTTACAGAAGCCCATACAGCTATTGAAGGAGGTGTGTATGACTAAAGAGAAAGAAGTACTGCTTGAGATTCTTAAACAGAAGATCAGAAAGCAGACGGAAATTTACATCAATGCTTTCGTTGACCTTGATAAGTACAAGGAAGACGACACCAACCAGCTTGTCGAGGACATTTGGTTCGGGCTGTATGACGATGCAGTAGCCGAGGTAGCAGACAGATTGCTTGAGAAGAACTACGAAGAGAGGGAGGCAATATGAACATCATCGAACTTATTCCGTTTGACCATTACGTAACTAGACAGGAACTCGTAGCAAAGACCGGATATTCCGACAGGAAAATCAGAAACGAGATTCACCGCCTGAGAACTGATTCTCCCGAAACCTTGATTATCTCTGACAGTAGGCACTGCGGATACAAAAGACCGAGTACCTACGATGAACTCACCGCTTGCAGAGCCGAGTCAGTATCAAGGCTCAAGGCTGAACTCAAGAAGATTGAAGCAATCGACGTTGTACTCAACAACAGAGATCAGATGGGGCTGGGACTTATCGTATGACATACATCATCAAGGTGTGGAACGACATAAAGCAACGGAAGGTTCTCAAGGGATTCGACAAGAACAAGCCTGTGTTTGTAACCGAGGGTGAATACTTCCGTGGTGCTGTGGTACAGGAGTGCGGTACTTTCAGTGAAGCAAAGTACAGACTGGACAAGATACACATGTACGAACACTGGCGTGGTTGTGCAATCGTGGAGGTTCACTGATGAACTGGCCTACTGACGAACAGATTTATCAGATGGCATACGACAACTGCGAGAAGCACGATGGGATGGTTCTTTACGAAGAACTTGAGTTGGAGATTCAGAAGATAAAGGATGCAATCGAATGGCTAAAAGAACTCCCGAGTTAGTGGACAGGCTGGCTGAGTCGATACCGCAATACCCCGACTACACTACTGAATCAATGCTGGTTCATGAAACAGGGATAGACAGAGACTCTATCAGGAGATTCCTGTGTTTCTGCCACCTTACCTTCATGATCTGCGAAGAGAACGGAAGACTATCACGGATAGAACAGTATCTAAAGGAGAACTGAATGACAAAGAAACAACTGTTGGAGAAGCTTGAGGGATTACCGGATGATACAGTAATCAGAATCCCTGAATATGACGATGAATACTCATGCGAGGCAAGTATCATCGGTGTATCCATTCAGAACGATGGAAAGGACGGAACGGAAGCGGAGGTACTGCTATGGTGAATAACGATTATTTTGCAACTGACTGGGAAAAGTACGCAGAACTACGTGCAAGAGTATTCAGTGACAGAGCCAGGAAAGCAGGAATAACAGTCGATGAACTGCATGAGATTGAGGATATGTTCGACTACATGTTGTGGATAAAGGACGTAAACCCCGACGGCTCGTTCATCATCTTTCCTTTTGGTCATGACCGACATGACAGCATCAGCCTGTTCGGTGGTATTGCACATTACAGGAACTTACAGAACGGAGATGGGTGTGTACTGAGGGTTGTTGCCGAAGAACTGGATGAAGAAGGTTATCACGCAATAGACTTCGACCATCTTACATCAGATGACATTCTATATATAAAAGAGGAGTATCTATGAACTACCACGAAGTCGAGAAGAAGATCATACAGACCTACGGAATACACGCACAGTCACTGATAGCCTGTGAAGAGTTAGCCGAGTTGATACAGGCCATCAGCAAGACAGTCCGTGGTGGTCATGGTACAGACCATCTGATTGAGGAAATAGCCGACTCTGAAATCATGATGGAACAGTTGGAAATCTTCTACGGAATAGACCGGAGAAAGATTGATGAAGTCAAACGCTACAAACTTGAGAGGCAGCTAAAAAGAATCGAGGAGGCAAAGGAATGATAGGACACACCTGCTACGGATGCGACAGCCATCCTTGTGACGTCTACAAGAGGGCTATGGAAGAGGCAGAGGACGAGACTGACGTTTATCTGATCGAACACTCATGCAAGGTTGGTTGTCCTAACGGATGGGACAAGGAACAGCCCTGCTACCCTACGGAGGAAATGTGGAAAGACAAATAACTTTGACAATGGACAGATTCACGGCTAGTCTCGTTCTTGATGCATTGGCACTTGAAATGAAGAAACTGGCTATCGAGGCTGTCCCTAAAAAGGATGAAGGAGTACTCAATATCATAGATAATGTACTTGCAATTAATAAAAGTATCACACTTCTTTCTGATGTTGTGGAACAGATAAACAAACAGCAAGACGAGTCTATCGAAATGACAATAGACCGTGTATTGAAAGGCATGTCAAATCCGATTTACGAAGCCTGTATGGATTGTCATTGGTATCAGCAGAGAGGCGGACAGTTTGAGTGTGTCCACGAACTCGGTGAGTGCAAAGGCGAGAGATTCGAACAGGAAGAACCTTGAGGAGAATTGATATGCAAAAGCTACTCAACATCAAGGAATTTGCCGACATGATGGGCATAAGTATACAAACAACGAGAATATGGATCAGACAAGGCAAGATTGGATACCACAAATTAGGAAATCGGATACGTTTCTCGGAGCAGGATATTGATGAATTCCTCAACGATACAAAAATAATCAGAAAACTATAATGGAGAAATAACAGTGATTAGATACGAAACTAGAGTAATAATAACCTGCGATTTCTGCGGTAAGGAATTCTTGGCTGGTGAATCCTATCCTAGAAACAATAATGGATATGCAGAGTTCAGATTATCTTTAATTGGATTCCTGAAGATGGACAGAATATCTGACTTGGATGTAACTGTCGGTGAAGATTCTGATTGTCTTGGACTAGCAAAGGGGCATATGTGTCCTGACTGTCTAGATACAATAGGAAAAATGATTAAGTACAACAAAACACATATCGGAGATAATGATGGCTGACGTATTAGTTAAAGGCATGTATATGCCAAAGTATCTGATTGAATTTGATGAAGAAATAAAAAGCTGTGATGGTTGTCCGTTTTGCAAGACTAATGATGATTTGGACGCAGAGGACTATCGTTATATGTATTGCGGATATCCTCAGATGGGTGAGTTTGTCGGTGATTACATAGCTTGTCGGCATCCCGATTGTCCTCTTGTAGAACTACCGCCTTGCAGTTGTATCATCAAGGCTGACGATGTTCCTGTCTATTCAAAACTTGATGGTGATTACATCTTCAAGAAAGACCTAGACGAACACACGATCTACAAGAACTACGAGGAGTAAACAATGGCACTGATAATTGAGGGAATGAAAAAACCTGAGAGTTGTTGGGTTTGTAGGATCGAACAACTTATAGAAAACTGCCCATGTAGATTGGGCATAAATAATGCAAGTGAGTACAAGACTAAAAGACACCCTGATTGTCCAATCAAGGATATGGATAAACACGGAAACTTGAAGGATGCTGATTTCATCATTTCTTGTCTTGCGGAAATTAAGGATACCTACCCAAGGACTTATGAGATAATCAAAGGCATCCTCGATAGGACACCTACAATCTTGGAGGCAACGGAATGACAGAATGGAAATATGGATGTGAGTACTATGAGAAAAAAGATGGACATTACAAAGAAATTGATTGCCCTATGCAAGGGAATTGCCCTGCATATTACAAGGAATTAGGGAAGCAATGTCCAATGAACGCGCACCCAATTGATTATCGGCCCGAAGGATGTCCACTGGAGGCAAGCAAATGATCCCCAACGGCAAGCAAATGGACTGGAACGGACACAATCTTACTTTTGAATCAGAACACAACCAATGCAGCTGGTGCTTCTTTGCAAATAAGAACGAGTGTCCTGACTGTGACGAAGGAATATGGGTGGAGGAAGATTATCCTTGGCATACAGGAACACCGACTGAAGATGGGTGGTATCTAGTTGCTTATAAATGTGTCTATGATTGTAAGAACAAGGGCAAGATTGAATATTTCACTTTGAATATCATTACTGATGATAATGGGCACAGAGAATATCGAGGTCATGCCAGTGATGATGTATGGAAAGCTATTGCATGGCAGAAGATAGAGCCTCTTGGATTACCAGTGCTGGACACATTAGGATAAATAGGATGAAAGAATTTTGCTGGAACAAAATAAAAGTAGAGCACATTGATCCTATGGTTGATACACCGCTGGCTCCGTGCAAATACAAAGAAACCTGTCCTAAATACAAAGGTTTTGATCCAATAGGATGGAGCAAATCAAAGGATTTTGAGAAGTGCAAATACTATCAGAAGTTCGAAAAGGAAACAACATGAGAGTATATATTCCTGAATGTTGGGTGTGTAAGAACGCTATTATTATCAATGGATTGCATGAAAATAATAAGATTTTCACTGGGTGCATGATGAACGCAGAGAAGAAACCATGCAAGTATGAACCTGCTGAGTTTAGAATAACCACAAGTTCTGAAAGTCAAAAATAAGGGTGCTTAGATAGGGGGAATAGATGCATTACAAGATTGGGCTGATAACAGAATTTAAACCATCCGAGAATGAAATCGCAAAGATAATGGAACCATATAATTATGAAAAATCAGGACACAGGAAGAAGCCTTTTACTTGGGATTACTGGGTAATAGGCGGAAGCTATGGTGGAATCCTTCACCATGTAATAGATGCCAAAAACAAGACTGTTTTCGGTGGACAAGCAATGTATGCCTTTGACAGTATTCTTGATAATATTACTGTCGGGCTTATCAATTCCATTCAGAAATCAAATTATAATAGGGCGCATGGAGTGCCGTATATCAGTCCTTATGATGTTTGCCAGTTAATCATGGATGACGATGGTGAGTTTATCCGTTGTGATGGTGCATACATAAAAACAATAGGGAATTTAGACAAGCTGACTGTTTATGGGCTGATAGATATTAATGGCGATGCCATTGTAAAAGAAAGGTGGAATAGGAAAGATTGGGATGATACAGAAGGTTATGCAGAGAGATGCAAAGAAATACTGGCAGAAGCAAAAGAGAAGAATCAATATCTGACTATTCTTGATATTCATGATTGAAAATAAGGGTGCTTATCGCACCAGGGGAAATCTGAGGGAGTCAATGAAAATTTCCCTTAAATGAAATCAGGCAGACCTCGCAAAGCCTGCCTGTAAAACCTTCCGGTTTTGATCTTATTTAAGTACTACCGCAATCACGGCAACCAACCCCAAGGCAAGTGACACGCATATCCCACCAATCAGAAGCTTATTCTTTACTGTGAGCCTTTGCAATTCGCTCTCGCTCCTGTCTAATGAGGTCTTTAAGCCTTCCCACTGATCCTCTAGCGTCTTCGATTCCGTCTTCAAGAGAATCAGCTCCTTCTGAGATTCTTCCAACTGAGTCTGCAACTGCCCTACTTTCTTCTGCAAGTTCACCGACAGTTCCGACAGACTCACGATTTCTTTCTTCTGCTCCTGTGACACCATTGACAACTTTATCAAGCTGTTGTCCAGTACTGTCAACTCGTTCTCCAACTTCGTCAGAAACTCTGTTTCGTCTGAGGCCGAGATAGGTGAGCAGACCAAGAACAAAGCCGCCGAGAACAGAAAGAATATAACCCCAGACGGATGTTTTCTCATCACTCATTTACTCTCCTCTCCGAGTATCTTCTTTGACCTCTCGATAAGTGCTTTATTGTCAGCCGTATCGAAGATCGAGAAGTGGTCGAAGAAATTAACCACCTTACGCATGAACGAATCGTCCTTTGTCGTGGGTGTAAGCTTGACGATAATCGAAGAAACAAGGACAAGCCCTGCAAGTCCTGCAACGATATAAGCCCAGTTCGTTGTAATCCAATTGATGATATCAGCCATTTGATGTTCTCCTTTACCTAAAGATTACCATACATCTAGTGTGCTTGTAAACAAATAACGCTATATCTAGCGCTTACAGACTTTGTGGAAATCAGAGGAAATTAGCGGAAATTTCCCCTAATTAAACGAAAGTACTGTTTTGCTTTAATAAGAAGAACCGTTATTAAACGAAAGTATGGTTTTGCTTTAATAAAGAGAGCCGTTATTAAACAAAAATGCGATTTCGTTTAATTAAGCCAAGAGCACCTTTGCATCTGCATACTTCTTCATGTGCCTTTCGTGCATGTACTCGTATCTGTCCATCATCTTCTCAGGCGGTTCTCCGTGTTCATCACGATACTTCTTGATTATTCTAACCACCTGCTCATGCAATCTCATGGCATGTCCAAGTTCCTCGTTTGCAAGAGCCTTGTATGTCCTAGAAAGTTCAGGATCATCGTCATGCTGAATAGCACACTTTGCATACTTCATGGCATCATCAACTTCTTCATCTATGTTATCAGATAACTGTTCTATTGTTTTCACTTTAAGCCTCCGAGTTTTTCACTCTAAATTTGTTTAAGATTAAAAAGGTGGGGCATACACCCCACCAAAGGTTCATGCTCCTGTCGTGCCGGAGCCAGGCGTGTACTTTCCGAGCTGAGACAGCAGGTACAGACTCTGAGCACTGTTGGAGGCATTGGTCTGAGCCATGTTGAGTTCCCTGTTGAGGTCGGCAATCTGATTGTCCTTAATCAGAGTCTTGATCGAGCAGCAACAGTTCTCAAGCTGGAAGCCGAGATTGTCAAGCTTTGAACCCAGCACGTTTGTCTGATTGGTAATCTGAGCACCAAGACTGTTGTACCCCTGTATGACATTGATAAGGTTCGTGTTGTTCTGATTCATCATTGCCATAGAAAGGTCTGAAAGCTGTCTGCTTGTCTCATAGTTGTTCTGCTGAGACGAGAGAAGAATCGACTGCTGGTTCAGAGCACTGGTCTGAGACTGGAGTGCTGAGGAAAGGTCTGTTGGTGTTACATAACCTTCTCCACTACCACCACCGAAGCCGAAGCCTCTGCCCATGAAGAAAAGGAACAGGATTATCAGCCATCCGAGCCCACCTGCTCCACCGAATCCACTGTCACGACCCATCACAGTCGCAACGTCTGCGAGTGAATAATTACTATCCATAATGTATCTCCTTTTGCGGTTCTACCGCAGTATTCCCATGAGTGACTGAGCCTGTGATTTAAGAGACTCATACTGTTCTCGGCTCATACTCCCGTCTGAGAGCATCTGCTCCACCATCTGCTTCGGGTCTTTGCCAGCCATCTTTCTCTTGAATTCTGCAAACTGATGCAGCATTGAGTTGTTCGGATTTACCGAAGTACTTGAACTGTTCGGATTTACCGAAGTGTTCATTCTTCCGAAAATGCTACTTGCCATTCTTCTTCTCCTTCATGATCTCGTTCTTGAAAGCTTCGAACATTTCCAATGTGACGTACTGCTCCTGTTTCGGTTGTTCGTCTATGGGTTCGAATCTGTAAGCGTGAATAGTAGGAAACCCA